TATGAATATGCCTTAGCGCAGTTTGCTTCTTTGGAAGGTAAAAACGCCGGTGAATTCTATACACCTTCAAGTGTCGTAAGAACGCTTGTTGAAATTCTGCAACCATACGAAGGGCGTGTATATGATGAAGCCGTTGCGAGATTGATACAAGGATTTCTGCCCGTTTTCGTTAGGGCGTTTTGAATATAAGGGAATTACCGCCTTTCTCACACCGAGGGGTGTGCAGAGGGCTTATTTTTTTGCCTGCCAGCAGCGGAGACATCTCTCATCCAGCGGTGCGGGGTGTTCAGACTGGATGGGCTTGCACACGCACATAACGAAAAGCCTTGTCCCGTAACGATTTGCAAGGGGTATCGTTACGAGGGTGTGCAGATTGTCGATCTGATGTATTTCTTGTTCCATCGGTGGCACTGAAAAAGGACTTCCAGCGGTTGTGCTGAAAGTCCCTTTTTAATACTGTAATTGAGATGTTAGAAAAATGCGATGCTTCTCTTCAGTGGCATAAGTGCTTGTTTTGTGCGTTATGATTAAACACCTAACGGCAGAGTGCCTTGCTGTGCCGCCATCGGTTCATCATCCAGGATGTGCGAACTGACGATGCGGCTGCCTGCGTACATAAGATATTTTACGCCGCTTGCTACAGCCATCTCCTCGGCGGCCGCCTGCTTTGCTTTTACCACGGTATCATCAATCTTGTTGTCTCCCTTGACCTCTATAAGCTGATAGGAGCCGTCCGCCATCTTCGCAAGGAAGTCGGGATAATACTGACGGATTCTGCCGGACTCAGGGTCGTAGTAGTGGACAGAGAGATCGCCTTGGTTCGATGTGAACATACCCGTGAAATACACCTCTGCGACCTTGCCGCTCGTGATGTACTGCATGAAGCATTCTTTCTCCGGGATGGAATCGAAGCAGTAAGTATCGGCGTGGAAGCTCTTCTTAAGCTGCTCCGGCGTGAAGCCCGGATAGCGGTTTGTAAGCACAAGGTCATCCTTTGCGGAGAATTCGTAGTAGCCTGCATCCTTCGGCTCACGCAGCAGAACCAGTTCCTTGTCCTCTGTCTTCAGTTCCGAGGTGATGTCGAAGAGCGCATGGAACACAGCCGGGATGATGTAGTCATCAAGAACTGCGTTATAGCGGTTGACCGCATCAAGAACTGTGTCGATTCCGTCTATGGACTCACGGAGTATCCTTGCTGCGAGAACACAGGAGATATTCAGATAACGCGCCACCTCTCCCGCAAGAGAGAATTCGCTGTACTTCATATTCTCCTGGAGGTAGTCAATGTTCTTCTCCTTGACCGTGGTATCGCGGGCAAGGCTGTCACGCTCGTACATGATGCTGGCGTACTTTGAAAGGTCAGCATCTACCAGCTTGAAATCGACAGGCTCGGAGTATTCCTTTTCGTGGAGCGTATACTCGTGCCACACACGCTTGAGGGTAATCGTCCTCGGCGGCGGCAGGACACGCACTTGGTACTTGTGACGATCAGCATTGGACGGATTCTTGATGTCCTTGATCTCCATGTTGAAGTTCTTATGAAGCTCATCGTCCAAGGTATCGTAGTTTTCTTTGGAGAGGAATACCGTGGCCGTCAGGCGTTCATCCGTGATTGCACGGAGACAGCGCATCGTAGCCTGGAGAACGAATATCTTTGACTTCGGGCTGCGGAAAAGTGCCACGCCAAACAGGGAGCGGCAGTTCCAGCCTTCCTTGCCTTTCTCGACAAGGATAATAAACTGCTTTTCGTTGCCTTCCGTTCCGGGAACATCGAGGTTATTGAAGTCCCTGATGTCATCGTTCTTTGTGTACTTGGCATCGCCGACATTCAAGAGAATCTTTGATGCAGGGATACCGAGATTGGCGAGTATCCTCTCAAGAGCGGGCTTGACCTCCGTGGCGGCTTCCTCAACGCCTGCCGCATAGATGGCAAGTTTCGGATTCAGACCTTCGTAGGTCTGACCGCCGTAACGCTCCCAGAATGTGGCTACCACGGCTTTGAGGAATTCATCGCTCTTGACATTCTCGAAGCCGAGCGGGTCTGCGTCTTTCAAGAAGCCGTTCCAGATGGATTCACGGAGACCGTAGGCGTAGACCACTTCCGGCAGAAGCTGATTCTTGACATACGGCGTACCCGTGTAGTTATAGCAAGCCACGATGGATGTGTTTGCCGCAAGCAGATTGATGGTATCGCGGAGACTTGTTTTATTCGCTCCGCTCGATCTGATCTGCTTTTCCAGGTCTGCACCGAAGAGGTGGTGAGCCTCATCGACATAGACACCGAGTTGCGGAAGACGGCACAGTTTCTTGAAACGCTGGTTATCCATCAGCGTGGTATCGTCCCATGCGTCATCATCTTCCTCGTCTCCGCCGGCACCGTAGACGGCGGAAAGCAGAGAGCCGGAGCCATTAAAGAGCATCTGACCTGGAGTTTCCTCTTTGCGCTTTTTCTTTACGATGATCTTCTGCGTGTTGGAGATGATGATATTGAAATCGGAATCATCAATCGTGTGCAGAATAGTTCCTGTCTCATCCAGGAAGTGAAACTTGATATTTGAATCAAGCACACGGGCATACTCCGGCGGCACGACTTTCGTCTTATCAAAGGTCATGATCTCACGGAGCGACTGGAGGACGGTCTTGTCCGGCGCGAACACGAGAGCATTATGACAGAAACGCTTATCCCTCGGATACTTTTTCGCAAGCAGGAATTCATAGAAGATGCAGGTGCCCATAAGGATGGTTTTGCCAAGTCCCATCGTGAGGGCATAGATGTAGTTCGGATAGTCCTCACGGTATTTCTTCATCTGCTTGAAAAGCGTGTCGGTCTGCTTCTCGGTCGGGGCGTCAAAGAGGCGAATCTGACCACTTTTATCGATGGCATAATAAGACGCATCGGAGAAACGGTCTCTCTTATGACGCCAGTCATCGAACATCTCGTAGACCTGTTTGTTGTTCATGAATTCCTTTACGAAAACATACATCTCCAAAGCCTCGAACTGCGGCTTGCGCAGAAAGGCATGGGGATTCTCCTCGCTGTCATTGTAGGCGAGGAACTTCCTCGTAAGGTCGTTATAACGGGAACGAATCTTTCCCCGGTTCGTGGTGTAGTAGTACCACAGTTGTTGATTGAATGAAAAATTCGGATCAAATTCTACAGCCATTTAACGCACCTCCACTTCCAGCGACTCGGAGAGCAGGTCGGTGATCTTGACTTTGATTGTGCCGCAGCCTTCCGGGATGTCGTAGATACCCTTAACCATCTCGTCTTTGTCGGGAACATCAGTCACGGCGGGCTGCATGACTACGCCATCGTAGTTCCAGTCAATCATGATGGAATCGACAAGTTGACGCCAATCCTCCACATACTCTTTTTGGAGGGAGAGCTTCTGCATGAGGTTCATCGGGTAGAACGCACGGATGACCAGTTTGCCTCCCTCACGGACGATTTCAGCCTCGGAGTCGCGCTTAAGCTGAAGGTCTGCCTTATCGCGGAGGATGTCCATGATCTGGATATCTACCTTGTACTCGTTCAGTTCCTGTTCCAGCGCACCTTTCAGGTCTGGCTCGTGTCCCATGCAGACGATAGTTATGCGCTCCACAGGCTGGTTCGGATTCTCCTCCTTGCGCTTCTCGTAGGTCTTGTACGGAAGGTTCGCAAGAAGCTCCTTCAAGTCCGCCTTGGTAGCGATGCGGTTGACGGGCATGATCTTTACCATCCTGCCGTCAAGTTCGCCGTCCCAGACATCGCTCTGCGGGAACGGCTGGATTTCCAGGGCGGCGATGAGAAGGTCGCGGGCTTCCACGGGATTGCGGAAGAAATCGTAGTTGTTCACGTTGTAGACTTCAAAGCCTGTGTATTTCACATCCTCCAAAGCGGTCGTATCCAGTCCCTTCGACTTAAAGAAGTCGATGACCTTGCCTCGGTCTTCAGCATTCAGTTCAGCATTGCCGCCTGCGCTTGCTGCAGCGAGGTACGGAGCAGGCTCGGCTACCATTGAAAGCTGCGGTTTTATCATGTCGTAGGTCACAGGCTTACGGGCAGGCTTTAGCTCATCGGCGATAGCAAGCAGCCGCTTGGTAGTTGTCTGAATCGCGCCGAGGTTGATGTCCGCACCGATAAAGCGCCTGCCAAGTTTCATGGCAACAGCCTGGGTTGTGCCACTTCCCATAAAGCAATCAAAAACGAGGTCTCCAGGTACTGTTGACGATTTAATCAGCCGCTCAAGAAGCGCTTCTGGTTTTTGAGTTGGGTAATCAAGCCTATTCTTTGACATGGAGTTTTCATAAGGAATATCCCAGACATCGTTAGGAATCATGCCGCTGTCTGGATAATATGTTCTCCATTTTCCTGCATCAAATCGTTTTCTGCACTGGCGTCCTTCATCATCGACATCACGAAAGTGAGAGCGTATGTATTCATCAGAATATGGTACTTTTGCATCATCAACATTGAAAAAGGTCTGGTCGGTTTTTCCATACGAAAAAATAGTATCATGCTTTTGCGCAAACCGATCATTCGGTCTTCCAAGAGTTGAATAAGACCAAATTATTTCATTCCTAAAATGATTAACTCCGAACACTTCATCCATGATGAGTTTCAACTGATGGCTCCTATGCCAATCACAGTGGAGAAATATAGTTCCCCTATCTGAAAGCAAATCCCGCATAATGATAAGCCGCTCAAACATGAATTGGAGATATTCATCGTTAGTCCATATGTCACCGTATTGCTTTTCTTCAAAAGATGTTGCATCAGAAGTGGCTTTTCCAATCCCTCGAATATCTATTTTCTTCTTATAGTCTGCCTTGCTATCAAATGGAGGGTCAATATAGATACAGTCAATCTGTCCGCGGTACTCCTTCAGCAGATGGCTCATGACCTGGAGATTGTCTCCCCAGAAAATTTTGTTGATCCATCCGCTCTGTTCTTCTCCGTAGGATTCCCTCAACTGCGCAGGGTAATACTGCGTGGAGCGGTAGGGACGCTTGCCCGTCCATCGAAGTTCAGGGAAACCCTTTATCGTGGGTCTCTGTTCAAATTCAAAAGTAAGCTGCTCACCGTTTTCCATTTCGTTAATCCTCCGTTTTATCGTTTCTTGCCTCATATCCGTATGATTCGGCTATTGTTGTTATTTCGGCTGCTCTGATAGGAATGAGCTGCCGTTCCTTATATAAATCCCTTCCAAGCAGACCGTGGAGTACGATGTACTTATCTGTCTCAAGCAGATTCGGATTTTCACTCAAAAAAGCATTCACTCGCTCCAACATCGCAGGCTCTGTCAACTGCACCAAAGTTGAATCAATGTTGTCGATCTCATTGGCATCGTAAAGTTTCTTTAGACTGTTCAACATTCCGAGCCAGTGATACAGGACTTTTCGCTTTTCGGCATCAGCCTCTTCCTGCGTCATTTTTGTACCAGCTTTCGGCTGCCTTACGGCAACATCCGTACTCGCTTTTGATTTCGCAAGGACTGCGTCCGCTTTCAGCTCCTTTGATGTCAGAGCCTCTTTCGTGCGGCGATAGAATGGTACTATATGTTCGTGCCACACATTCGGAAGCACCTCGTAAAAGAAGATGTCAACGGCTCTATCAACAATGATTTCGGTGGCTTCCATCGCCGTATCCCGGACGGTGTCTTTGATGTAGTCCTTAACAGGAGAACTTCTTCTGACGGGAGTCGCGGGCGGTGCAGAATTTTTCTGCTGAACCATAGGGGCGTTTTCTACATAGTGCTTCAGTTCCCGCAGAACCCTGTGAGGCTTGCGATTCATGAGCCGTCCGTACTCATCGATAAAAGCCTCGTCACTTTTCCATTTCACAAAAAGCTCATCGTCGGGAATGATATATATGATGTTGTCTTTTCTGACTCTGTGTTCAGCCATATCATCGCTCCCTTACTTATTTTTGCAGTAGAATCGGAAGTCACACGCATTGCAGACCTTCGGGTCATCGGAGCAGCGGTGGAAATCCTTCTTCATTATCTTCTTGACCGTATCATCGAATACCGCCATCGTTCCTTCCACAGCGGATTTCGTGTACGGGTACGAGATTGTCGGCACTCCGTCATCCTCGCCGGTATAGTAGAGGTGCATCTTGCTGACCTTCTGCCCGGTGCGTTCCTCCACGAGGTGGGCATAGATATGAAGCTGCCATCTGTACTGTTCAAGCCTTGCCCGCATCTTTTCCATGTCGGGCTTGCGCTCGGCTTTGAAGTCCACGATTTCAACCGTGTCTCCCTCGCCGCGAATAAGGTCGATTTTGCCTTCGATGATGTAGTCCGGCTTTACCAGGGAAACATCGACCTCGGCCTGCTGTATCTGCGACCAGTCACCGTGCTGTCTCTCCACATAGCGAAGTACCTGTTTCAGAGCCGCTTCACGCTGGGGACCGGCGAGGTAGGTATGCTCGGTCTTTGTGAGAGACACATAGTTCGAGTCAAACCATCTGCTGACATTCTCCTCGGTGATCGTTTGCTCCTCATGCCGAAGGGCGGCGCGGTGTATGTCCTCAATCGTCTCATGAACGAGCGTACCGAAGAGCATAGCGTTCGCACGGACGGGCATAAATTCCAGTTCCTTATAAAACTTGTACTGCAAGGCGCAGGTCTCGTAAACCGTGATGTGCGATGTGAACGAGTAGGTATTCTTGATATTCACATCCTTTATCGGCTTGAAGTCAAATTCACTTATATCAAATCCGGGGCTTTCCACAGATTGCAGTTCCCCGTAGATGTCTTTGAAGTAGTTGCTGGGCGTCCGCTTGTCTTCGCAGCAGGTCAGGATCAGTAAATCCTGTGCGCGGGAGAACGCCGTGTAGTAAAGACGCCAGAAGTCAAAGAACTTCGTGACCTCATACGGCTCGAAGGCCGGACGCTTGAAGTAGCGATCCTCTATCTGCATCATCAGGTCGTTCGTGTTCTTCCTCGGTACATTCGCCAGGGAATCAACAAGGACAATCGGAAACTCCATGCCCTTGGACTGATGGATAGTGAGGAAGGAAACGCAGCCGCTCGGCGCATACTCCGAATCGTCCTCGTACTCCGTGATGCCGCCGTCAAAGAGCAGACGGAGATAAAGATTGAAGAGCATCTCGGTGTTCTGATCGATACGGCGTTTGCCGCGGAATTCTCCTGCGTCCAAGACGTCCACTCGGTGCAGATACTCGAACTTACCGATGATCTGCGTCAGCTTGGCGATATTACGTGCGGGGCGGATGTCTACCACGCCGACATCCATCTCCGTATCGAGGATTCCTGCGAACGGCTGGAATTCAAATAGCTGATACATGAGTCCGCAGTAGGCGTAGTCCGTTGCGCCTGTCAAACCGACATGATCTTTCCCACGGCGGCGTATCCACTTAAGAAGCTCCGCGTTCTCCGGCTGCGTGAGATACTCGTTTGCCGTCATGATGCAGTTTCGGTAGTAGGTCAGATGTTCCGGCTGAAGGAAGGTGTAATCGCCGTTCTCCAAGCCCTGGATATAGCGCGGGAACATCAGCATAAGGCAGCCGAGGGCAAGCCGTACCTCGTCACGCTGGAAGAACATATCCGAACGCGGCGAGTAAACATTTATATGGTTATCCTCCAGGAAATGGGCAAGAGCCGTCACTCGCGGATGCTTCACCGAATTGAAGAGAAACGCAATCTGGTTATAGTCCTTGAGTTTGCCGGAGACTTTCAGGTCGTTTATGAACCGCAGGATTTTCTCGTGCCATTCATCCGTATCATCCACTCCTGCGAGTTTCACGACCGCAGGGCTGTGGAGCGTGGTTTTCTCGTGCGGCTCGATCCGTTTATCGTATCTGAAGTTATCCCAGCGGAACTTGAACTTCGCTCCGTCCGTGGTTGCCATCCACTCGTTGTAGAAATCAACGATGTCGCTGTTGGAGCGGTAGTTGATGACCAGCGGAATGATACGGCACTCGCCGTCAGCGAACTTCTGCGGAAACTCCAGGATATTACGGATGGTCGCACCACGGAAGCGGTACAAGCCCTGGTCATCGTCACCGACCACGCAGATGTTCTTTCTTTCCCCTGCGAGGAGGAACACAAGCTGCTCCTGGATGAAGTTCGTGTCCTGGTACTCATCGACCATGATGTGCGTGACCTTGGAGCGCAGCTCGTCAAGAATCTCCGCATTATCCTGCAGGAGATGGTAGGCTTCGATCTGGATGGACGAGAAGTCCATCAGATTGCCTTCCGTGAGGATTTCACGGTATTCCTTCAGCATCCGGCCGAGAGCGGCAATCGACAAGTCGGAGTCAGACATAAGTTCCTCCGGCGTCACCAATTCCTCGGACAGGTTATTGACATAGTTACAGATGGCCTCGGCCTGCTTCCACGCTCCGCCGTTCGGGAGAGCAATCTCGACTTCCGGGATATTCCTGAAACGGTGGATGTTTTGGAAGACCATGTACTGCTGGTCAAAGGCATCAAGGAGACGGTAGTTCCTGCGGAGCCTTGTAAACTCCAGGTGTTCTTTCAGGATACGAAGGCACAGCGAATGAAACGTGCCGATATACATCTCGTTGATGTTCGCCACGATTCCTCGGTCGGACAGTTCATTTGTGATTCTTGTAATCAGTTCCTTGGCGGCCTTCTCCGTGAAAGTGGCAATGAAGATGCTTTCGGGCTTCACGCCGCATTCCTCTATGAGATAGATGGCGCGCTGAACGAGCGTATAGGTCTTGCCGGTTCCGGGACCTGCCGTGATAAGGACGGGACCGTTTGCGGCTGCTATCGCCTTTCTCTGTCCCTCGTTCGCATTTCCAAAATCAAACATATCGGTGCCTTACATCCTTTCGGTTATTCATCAGATGCGGGACTTCCGTCCGGCACGACTTCCATGATATCAGCTATGTCGCACTGAAGAGCGGTGCATATCTTAAGCAAAACCGCCGTGCTTACATTCTCTCCGTGCGTGAGCTTTGCCACTGTGGAGGAACTAAGCTGTGCAGCCTCCCTCAAGTCCTGCTTCTTCATATCTTTGTCTATAAGCAATTTCCATAACTTTTTATAGCTGATAACCATGCATATGCTCCTCTGATTGTCACCCTTTGTTTCCGTCAGGGGCGTGTCTCTTTCAAGTAACTAAACGGTTACAAACAATTATAGCACATTCCGTTTCCAAAATCAAGAGTTGAGTGCGAGAACACGAATTTTTATTTTCCAAAAGTAGTATCCGCTACGAGAGTGGATTGTAGGGCGTGTTCAAAGGTGTTCAAAGAAATTTGCGAAACCTATTGACTTTTGACCGAAAATAGTGTAAACTAAAGGTTACAGTCCACCACTATGACTGAGAAAGAGGAATCGATAGACTATGAAGGCCGAATTGATTGCAAATATCATCGCTGCTCATTGCTCCGGGGACGAGGCGTCCTTCAAGACCGCTGTGGAGGCTTTGGTAGCTGACGAGGATAAAAAAGGAAACAGCCGTGTTTCAAGCATGATCCTCGATGCATATAAAGGAAAGAATATCACACTTATGAAGAAGCCCGAAGTCGGGCAGCCTGCGGGCGGAGGATTTGCCGTGCAGTCCGCCGGAGGCGGTTCAGCCGCTCCCCGCGACAAAGATAGCCTCCTGGAGCTATACGACATCGTCCACTCGGACATATCGCTTTCCGATGTGGTGCTACCGGAGAACCAAAGGAAACTGCTCCTTCAGATTTTAGAGGAACGCAAGAACAACAGCAAGCTGGCAAAGCACAACCTGCCTCCTGCAAACCGTCTGCTCCTCTGCGGACCTCCGGGATGCGGAAAAACAATGACGGCTCACGCCATTGCACACGAACTGAATCTTCCGATGGCTTATGTAAGGATAGACGGTCTTGTATCCTCCTACCTCGGACAGACAAGCGTTAACCTTAGAAAAATCTTCTCCAGCGTGGGAAATCAGAACATCGTCCTGTTTTTGGACGAGTTTGACGCTATCGCCAAGAAGCGTGATGACGGTCATGAAATGGGAGAACTGAAGCGTGTCGTGACGGCTCTGCTCCAGAACTTCGACAATATGCCGTCAAATGTGTTTTTGATTGCGGCTACCAACCACGAGCATCTGCTTGATCCCGCCATATGGAGACGCTTTAACTATACCATCAATATCGGCTACCCGGACGCTGACCAGCGCAGTGAATTGATTCAGCGGTGGTTCAAGGAATATACCGTTGAAACAGAGGTGGATGTACAGAAGCTGACCGACCTTACCGCTGACCGTAGCGTGGCACAGATAAAGGAACTGGTTATCTCTGCCGCAAAGCGATATGTCACAACCGATAAGCCGGTCACGATGGAGGATATGATAGAACTGCTCATTCAGCAGATGACGAATAATTCCAACGGTGCGGGCGTGGTGGACGCGGCCGCCGAACTGAAAGCAAGAGGCGTGAGTGTTCGGACGCTGGCAAAAGCAATCGGTATGCCGCACAACACACTCAGCTATCAGATCAATAAGATAACCAAAGGCAAAGAGGTGGATGAATAGGCATGGCAGGTGATTTTCGACCTCATCTCCTCATCACAGAGGACGATGTAGAGACTCTTGAAAATGTAAAGCAGGCGCGGAGCAAGGACCTGGGATTGGATCGAATGGCACATGGGACGAAACTGTCCACAGGTCTACAGGAAATTGTCTCCGCCTATACCCGTGTGCAGGGAACGGATTCTCTCCGTGATGAGGATATCCGTCTTTTTGAAGTTGTCCTCCAAGAGGGAGAAAAATTCTCGAACAAAACTCTTCGTGAATTCCTGGAGCAAGAAGGAATGACCATCGCTTCTGTCAGGGATTCCCGTCATGCCATCGTATCTTCACCAAAAGCCAAATTTGACTCTCTTCAGCAGAGGGTCGGAAACTACCGCGACAATAAACGCAGCAATAAAAAGTTCCAGTACATCGACAGTTTTCATTTTCCTGATCCGATTGAGAAACAGGCTCCTTCCATAAAGGAGATGCTGGAGAAGGAGGCAACCTTCCCTCTTGATGTTGAGATCATGGAGCAGCTTTTGCCGAAGGGAACCGATCCGCAGGTTCAGGCTCGTGCAGAAGAACGGCTTATTGCGCTCATACAGCAGAACCAGGGCGTTATCCAGTCAAAACCGTATAAACTTTCTGATGGGACACCTATCGTCCGTGCAGAGATTCCGCTCGGAAAACTCGAAGAGATATCCGGCGATACCATCGTCAGCCATGTTGCGCCGACGGGCTTTTACGCTACATCTCCTATGTACGCTGTCCCTGCACAGAAGCAGATGTCTCTTAATCCGAATGTTTCCATTGACGAGCTTCCTATCGTGGCGGTGCTTGATACGGGAGTTGACTTCCCTCCGGAACTTGAACCGCTAATCGTTGAACATTGGGTGCCGACAGGGGCAGCTCCGGGTGATAAGAAGCACGGAACCAATGTGGCGGGCAAGGTCGCATTTGAGAACCTTGGCGAGCAGCTTGCGTCAGGCGTCCTTACACCGAGAGCAAGAATCATAGACTGCAATATCCGTGGGCTTGATCCCGATTCCAAAAAGCCGGATCGTCCTGACCTTATCTGTAACAGTACCATGATTGCAAGAATCAAAGAGGCTGTTCTGCGTTACAAGGACATCACGAAAATCTTTAACTTCTCATCGAGCGAGGAGACACCTATCCAAGGTGACGAAATAAGCATCCTCGGCTATGAACTGGATGTCCTTGCGATTCAATATGGTGTGAAGTTTACGATTTCAGCCGGCAATCACTATCTGTACCGCAGCCAGGATTCGCTCCAGGATATTCTGAATGATGATGATAACCGCATAGCGGCACCGGCTGATTCCATGCTGAACATAGCTGTCGGTGCGATTGTCGGTGCAGAGCATAAGGAAGGTTTGAGCCGTCAGTACGATGTGGCTCCTTATTCGAGAATCGGTCCGGGGTTCAGAGGTTTCAGAAAGCCCGACATCGTCTCTTACGCAGGAACGATGACCAAGGCCGACTTTGTACCTCCCGATGAATACGCCATGATGATTGCAAGCGGCGGTCAGTGGGCGTTTGAAGCTGGGACGAGCTTTACCGCTCCTACTATCGCAGGAGACCTTGCGGAGATATCTGAGTCTGTTCCCGACCGCGATATTCTCTTATCGGAGGCACTTCTCTATCATGGCGCTGAGATGCCTATCGCCGAGGTGAAGAAAAAGAAAATCACCAGAGATGACAATGCGTTCTATGGCAATCTATACGGCAGAGGCATTGCAAATCCGCTTGCGAGTATGTTTTCCACGGCGCATCGTGTGACATTTCTGCATCGCGGTACCATGAATAAGAAATTCAAGCAGCACGCGAAATTTCTCATGCCGAGCGTATGCGATACTCAGATGGATATGAGCAAGCGTGACAAAAAGGTACGGGTGACCGTCACCTGCGTGACACAGCCGCCGGTTGATAAAACCAAAGGAGCGGAGTACCTCGGAGCATATGTAAATGCCTCGCTCCATTCAAGAAACAGCAATGATAAGTTGGTCACGAACAATCCCTCGGAATCTGACGGACGCAAGGATTGGGATACCTGCTTCCATTTTGAACAGGAGTTTTCCAGTTTTCACGGGGGTGATTGGGAAGTGTGGCTTGAACTGCATACCCGCTACGATGTAGAGGATGAGCAGGAAATAGACTACGCTCTCGCAATAACGATCGAGGACTTAACGGAATCACTTCAGCTCTATGATGCTATCATGAATGAAGCCCAGAACCGCTTTCCGGCAGTGCAGCTTGTCCGTCTTCCTGTTCGTACTTAATAAAAAGAGAGCGAGGTGTTCTCTTTTGGGAGATGCACCTCGTTCTTCTTTAATCTTTTCGCTGACTTTTCAAGAAAGCGATATACTGATTGACCTGATCTATCTCATCTTGGCTCAAGTCTTCGGTATCTTTGATTCCCGCAGCAACGGTACCGCCGGAACTTTCGGCAGCAGGTTCATCAATGTATCCTGCCGCGGCCATCAATTCCTCATAGGGAACGCCGAGGGCAGAGGCGATAGATCGAAGCACCTGTGGAGATGTCTGTTTCCGCAAGCCATCCTCTATGCGTTTTACTTCTGTATGGCTGATATCGGCAAGTTCAGCAAGCCGCCTGATCGACAGCCCTTTTTCTGTTCTTTTTTCCTTAATGTAAGTTCCAAGTTCGTTCATGATACAGTCCTCCTCGCTTGAACCTCTCTCATTATAGCATAAGTGTAACCTAAAAGCAACACTTTTTTGAAAAAAGGCTTGTGTTTTGTAACCTAAAGGTGTATACTATGAAAAACGGAACCTTAATGTTCCGAAAACGATCGACCGCTCCATGCGGTCTATCTTTTGAACATAGTGGAACCTTTAGGTTTCGGAAAGGAGTAAGGTAATGAAGCCCAATATTGAATACATAAAACAGGAAATGGAACGGCATAAGTGGACAGGTAGCCAGCTTGCCATGAAAATGGGCGTTTCAAGAATGGAAGTAAGCCGACTTTTGCGCGGAAAGCGAGTCGGCGGCAAGAAGTGCATCGGCGGTCTTATCAAGGCGTTTCCCGATGCTGACTTAAAAGACCTATTTTTTTTGGATTGAGTGGAACTTATAGTTTCCAAGAAAGGAGCGGACGATGGAGCAAGTGAAGAATCTTGATGATAAACGTGTCTGCGATAAGAGCAAGGACGGCAAGGTCATCGTCATTCGGAAGAAGGACTGCATTACCCGGATTACCGCCAATGCAGACAGAACGCTCAAGGTTACCCATGAGTATGTGAAGTAAGTCGAAAGCAACAAAATAGAAATCCGTGAGAGCGCCAGACGACAGTACGGATACCTTATCAAAGGTATCGTCCTGCCGTCTTTTCGTTTCTATAAGCGGATTTCACGGCTCCTTGCGGATTTCAAAGCAAATCTGAAAGGAGCCATTTTCATGCAAAGGAACAACGATTCAAAGAAACGCAAGAGCGGGTTCAATCCCAACCGTACCTGTTATCTGACGGCTGACGGCAAGTATTACTGCTACGAACGCTGGGACGATGACGCGAAGTGCGTGGTAACGCAAAGACTTGAGGTCGGCAAAGACCTGTCGCTCGAACTGACCATCATGCTCGATGAGTCCGACCACGACATGGATTTACAGGACCGCTACGAGAGCGAACTGCGCGATCCCCTGTTTGACGCGAAGGTGAACAGCTACAAGGCCGATCCCGACAGCGAGGATGCGGTCGATCCCTGGGACATGATCGCCGACAAGGGCGGCAGCCCGGAAGACGCCATGTTCGCCGAGCCGGAGCAGGAAAATCCCCAGGCGGTGGAAGCCCGCCGCGTCATTGACGAGGAATGCACGGAGTCGCAGCAGGACTTCTTCTTCGAGCATTTCGGCAAGGGTACTCCGCTTGAGGAGATGCGCCGGGCTGAAGCCGAGCAGACGGGAAAGCTGCCGTCCTCCGCGGCAATGACCAACCGCAAGAACAAGATTATCGACAAGGTCGCTAAGTCTTTCGGGGTCGAGCGCGTGAAACGCCACAAGTACCCGAAGAAGGACTGAGCCGTGAACGGCGGCGCATACGGCGGTCGGAGTCCTCCCCGGCCGCACCTCTTCGGAGGGTTGATTTTCCCGGTAGTGAGTGAGGAAGGAAATACATCCATCCTCCGCAGCAATGCAGATCAGGAACAGGAGGACAACCTATGAAACTGAAACACAAAATCAAAATCAATATCGCCGACAGGAACGGACATAAGCAGGAAGTCCTGCAGAGCGAACACAGGAGCATTCCGAAAAGGCTGCTCACCTTTCTCTTCGGAGAATTCTGCGAGGTTCTCGTGCTGACGCCGGGTGAATCCGTGCAGGGCATCGAGATCAAGGAAATGCGGGGTGACGGCAATGAATGAGAACATCGAACTGATGATGCCGATCAAGGCGGCTCCGTATGACCATCAGAAAAAGGCGTTTGCCTTTGCCTGCGACAAGTTCGGCGTATTTGACGAGCGCCTCAAGAGCCGCGGCACGGCTCTTCTGATGGAAATGGGAACGGGCAAAACGATAGTGAGCATCGCCGTTGCCGGATGTATGTACCAATACGGAAAAGTTAACCGTGTGCTGGTAGTCGCACCGCTTTCCATCCTCGGCGTATGGGAGGAGGAATTCGAGAAGTTCGCTGATTTCCCGTATTCCATGACAATCCTCAAGGGTACGGCGGCGAAGAAGAAGGAGCAGCTTACAAAGCTGCCGGACGGAGGCTTGCAGGTCGTAGTCGTAAATTACGAATCGGCGTGGAGGCTCGAAAAGGAACTACTGGCTTATAACGCCGACCTGGTGATAGCGGACGAGGCGCACAAGCTGAAGGAGAACCGCACCTCCCAGAGCAAGGGGATGCACCACATCGGCGATAAGGCGAGGTACAAGCTGCTCCTTACGGGTACGGTCATCACGAACCGTGAACTGGACGTGTTCTCGCAGTACCGCTTCCTTAATCCGCAGATTTTCGGCACATCGTTTTACGCCTTCCGCAACCAGTATTTTGACATGGGCGGCTACGGCAACCACACGCCGATCTTCCGTAAATGGATGACGGACGATTTTTTGAAACGGCTCCATTCCGTGGCGTACCGCGTGACGAAAGCGGAGTGTCTCGACCTTCCGGCGATCACCGAGGAAGTCCGTACCGTGGACTTGGAGAAGGACGCCATAAAACTGTACGACAGCATCGAGGACGAGAGCTACGCCGAACTGGACGAGTCGGAAGTAACCACGGCGAACATCCTCACAAGGCTCCTGCGCCTGTCGCAGATCACGGGCGGTCACCTTACCGATGACGATGGCGTGGTCAATACCGTGAGCCGTGCCAAGCTGGACGCTCTTTCCGACATCATTGATTCCGCTATGGCTGAAGATAAGAAGCTCGTCATCATGGCTCGTTTCGTGCCGGAACTGGACGATATCCAGGAGCTTCTCGAAAAGAAAAAGGTCGGCTACGCCGTTGTGCGCGGCGGCGTGAAGGACCGCGACAGCGAAATTCATCGCTTCCAGTATGACGACAGGTGCCGCGTGTTCGTGGGGCAGATCGCGGCGGCGGGTCTGGGCATCACGCTCACAGCGGCAAGCACGATGGTCTTTTATTCCCTCGATTACAGTATGAGCAATTTCGAGCAGGCGAAGGCGCGCATCCACCGGGCGGGTCAGAAAGAGAACTGCCACTACATCTACCTCGTGTGCAGGGGTACGGTCGACCGCAAGGTCTTATACGCGCTCCGGCAGAAGCTGAACCTCGCCAAGATGCTCGTTGACGATTACCGCAAGGGCAGGAATCCCTTTAAGAACTGACCTTTCACACAGGGGGTTGAATTCCTCGGTAGTAAGTGAAAGGAGGTAGTCACCGATGGAGAACACAAAAATCTTTGAAATGGCTGACAGGCTCAAGACTCTGCAGGAACAGAAGAAGGACCTCGAAGCGCAGACCAAGGCTCTCGGTGCGGAGATCGCCGAATTGGACGAGCAGCTTTCCGATGCCATGACAGAAGCCGAACTTGACCGCTTCTCCCGTAACGGCAGCACGTTCTACTTGAAGAGCAGACTGTTCGCGTCCCCGGCGTCAGGCCGCAAGGACGAGATGATGCAGGCTCTGAAGGAAAACGGATACGGCAGCCTGGTCGTAGAGACGGTCAACGCAAACACTCTCGCGGCGTTCATCAAGGAACAGCGGGAAGCCACGGGCGAGGACGTCCCGGCATGGCTCGGCGATACCGTCAGCACTTACGAAAAAGTGTCGGTCGGAATCCGCAAGTCGTAGGAACACCGATTCACTGCAGCAACGCAAAAACCACAACTAAATTCATTTCATGAGGAGGACATTGACCATGTCAGATAAGAAGAACACCGAAATCGCAGTGAACGAGGGTTTCGCTGCACTTGCGAACAGAGACGTACTGAACGAGGCTATGGCGGACGATTGCCAGGGGCTTGAGTTTTCCTTCGACCGCGTGAAGCTGCCCGCGGGCGGCGGCACGGCTTTCGAGATTCCTTCCGCGGAGAGCGATGAGTCCGAAATGGCGAAGGACATCACCGGCGTTATCGTCTATAACCATCCCGCCTACGCATACTACCGCGACAAGTACACGGGCGGAAACAATCCTCCCGACTGCGGCAGCTTTGACGGCGTGACAGGCATCGGGAATCCCGGCGGGAACTGCCAGAACTGCCCGTATAACAAGTTCGGCAGCGGCGAGGGTCAGAGCAAGCTGTGCAAGAACAAGCGTATGCTCTACATCCTGCGCGAAGGAGAACTGTTCCCCATCACGCTTTCCCTGCCGACCGGGTCGCTCAAGTCCTTCACGAACTATGTGAAGAGCCAGCTTTCCCGTGGGCGCAAGCTGAACCAGGTGGTCACGAAGATCACGCTGAAGAAGGCCACCAACGCATCCGGCATCGCATTCTCCCAGGCGGTATTCTCGTTCGAGCGTATGCTGACCGCCGAGGAGAGGAACGCCGTGGCGGGCGTGTCGGAAACGGTCAAGGCGTATGCCGCGAACCTGACCCCGGCGTCCCTCATTGACGATGAGCCGCTGGTCGATCCCGAAACGGGAGAAATCATTGAACCTCTGAAGTAAAGCACACGAACAAGCCCGGAGGGGTCATATGCTCCTCCGGGTATTTCCCATAGGAGTGATTGCGCATGAATACAGAATATAAATGTGTGACCACGGTGGACGGGATAAAGGATTACATCGGAGGCAGCCGTATTGTCGCTTTCGATTTCGAGACTGCTCCCGATGATCCTTACCGAGAGGAGGACAAGGCCGCGCTCGATCCGGCGAAGGCTCATATTGTCGGCTGCTCCTTTTCCGTGAAGGAAGGTACGGGCGTGTATGTCCCCGTTGCCCACCGTATTGGCACCAACATAGAGGGGGACGCCTTTTTTGCATTTCTTACGGCGTTCCTCATGGATAAAACGCTTATAAAGATTGCCCACAACATCGCCTTTGAATCCTCGATGGCGTATGCGGGGGGCATCGTGATCCAGGCTCCTGTGTACGACACGATCTGTGCGTCACAGATGAGCCTTAAAAGCATATACGAGTTCCGAAAGCTGAACGAGAGCGGTCTGAAACGGCTGGCGGAGGAACTGTTCGGAGAACCGCTCCCTTCTTTTTCGAGCGTCACTGACGGAAAGCACTTTGATGAACTGGACGCGCAGGATGAGGAGACCGTCCGCTACGGCTCCGCGGACTCCGATTTTGCCCTTCGGCTCTATCACAAGTTCAACGACTGGTTCGACCGCTACCTTCCGAAACACAGGTATATCGTGGAGGAGATCGAAAGCCCGACCGCCGTGTACCTCGGCATCATGAAAACAAACGGCATCCCGGTCAACCTCCCGCTCATGCAGGAGCGCAAGGCCGAGGCTGAAAACGAGATGGAACGCATCCGCAGGGAGATCGAGTTCATCATCGGCGATGTGAACATCGGCGCGAACTGCTCCACGCAGACATTCAAGAACTATTTGTATAAAGACTTGGGGCTGCCTATCTTAAAGACCACGGAAACCAACCGCGAGGCGGCTGACGATATGACGATGACGCTCCTCAAGGAGTGGTGCGACGAGAACCGGCCTGAACTGTCGGGGCTTTTCACGCTGGTGCAGGAATACCGCAAGTGGGGCAAGATCAAGTCCACATATATCGACGGGTACTTGAAATACCTCAATCCCGTGACGGGCTGCATCCATCCCGAACTGTTCGCTCTGTCCACGGATACGGGCAGGATGAACTGCCGCAATCCGAACGCGCAGAATATGCCCAGGAAAACTAACGATCCCATCGGCGTCCGAAACTTCATCAAAGCGCCGGAGGGCTGCCTTATCCTTTCGCTTGATTTTTCGCAGATAGAACTGCGCGTGGGCGCGTTCTACTGCCGCGATGAGAGGATGCTCGACATCTACCGCAAAAACGGCGATATCCACGCCGCCACGACCAGCGTCATTTTCGGCGTGAGCTACGAGGAAGCGCAGGACAAGCATTCGGAGAATTACAAGGAACACAGGACGATTGCCAAGAACGTGAACTTCGGCACCTTCTACGGGCTGTTCCCGCGAGGGTTGCAAAAGACGCTGAAGTTCAAGGCGGGGGTTGAAAAATCCGTGAGTGAGTGTGAGGAGATACTTTTCAACCTCAAGCACGGATACAAGGGTCTGACCGCATGGCAGGAGGAGACGAAAGCGGACGCCGCAAGGCGTATGTATTCCGAAACCTGGCTCGGACGGCGCAGGTACCTCCCCGGCATCACCTCGGACAATTGGGGACAGAAGTCGTTTGCGGAGCGGTGCGCTCTGAACACGCCTATCCAGGGGACGGCGGCAGATATTCTGAAGCTCGCCATCACGAGGATACTTGCCGGACTGCCGGAGCGGGAATGGCTCAAGCCCATCCTTCAGATACACGATGAACTGACTTTCATTATCCCGGAGGACAGGCTGAAAGAGGCGGTGGCTTTTATCCGTGCCTGCATGGAAGAAAAGCCCTTCCCGGAGTTTGACCTTCCGCTGATCGCGGAAGCGTCCGCGGGACCGACCTTTGGAATGATGGAAGAACTGGAGGATTGACTATGTTCAAAAACAGCGAGGGCTACGCCGATCCGACCGCAGGGTCGGCGATGAGCCAAATAATGAAGGAATACCGGCAACAGCAGAAAAAACGCTATGCCGACAAGAACCGCAGGAAGATTTATGTGGCTTCCAGGTATGCGGGCGATGTGGATGCAAATGTGAAGGCCGCTATCGGCTATTGCCGTCTGGTTATTGATAAGGGATATATGCCGATAGCAAGCCACCTTCTGTATCCGCAGATACTTAACGACAACGATCCCGAAGAACGGGAGCTTGGGCTGATGTTCGGTCTTGCGCTGCTCCGCGACTGTGACGAGGTGTGGGTGTTCGGCGAGGTATCGCCGGGTGTCGCTCGTGAGATCGAGGAGGCAAGGCGGCTGAACAAGAAACTCAAATTCATGGAGGAGGTGGGCGCATGAACGTAACGGTGACCGATGTTCTCGGTTCTCTCTTTAATCCGACCGATACCGTCTGCTTCCGCGTCTTTGACGATAAGAAGGGCGGCGTGTTCCAAGGGTCGAAACTGTCCTGCGAATGCGGGAAGTACAAAAGCATAGAAGAAACGCTCAAGAACCATAACGCCATGAACCGCGGCATCTTCTTCGTGGTCAACTACGGCGGGCAGGACGATGATTCCATTACGAGGATCAACGCGCAGTTCGTGGAGATGGACAACGACAGCTTTGACGAGCAGCAGAAAAAGATAGACGCTTTTCCGCTCCCTCCGTCAATGATTATGAAAACGCAGAAGTCCTACCATGTGTACTGGTTCATGGACGGGTCTGCGAAGGTGGAGCGTTTCCGTATGATACAGACGCAGCTCGTGAAGCATTTTGACGGCGATCCGATGTGCGTGAACGAGTCGAGGGTCATGCGCCTTCCCGGTTTCATGCACTGCAAGAAGGATACTCCCGTGGAAGTGACCTGCGTCAGCTTCCATCCCGAACGCAAATACACGCAGGATCAGCTTTCGGACGTGCTGCCGGAGGTATACCTTGCTCCCGTGGAGCGCAAGTGCGGTACGGAAAAAGGCATCGACCAGGTATTCCGTTCGTGCTTGTTCATGCAGCATTGCCGCGATGACGCCGCGTCCCTGTCGGAGCATGACTGGTACGCTATGATAACCAACCTCGCTCCTTTCGAGGGCGGTACGAAGATGATACATGACCTGTCCGCTCCGTATCCGGGATACAGCGAGGGCAACACGCAGAAGAAAATAAACCATTTCCTTGAGAGCGGGACGAATCCCATCACCTGCAAGACCATCTGCGAGAAGGGATTCAAGTGTCCGAAGTTCGCGGCCGGCGAATGCCCGGTCAAATCACCTGCGGCGTGGTGCTATCAGCCCTTGCCCGCGGACGCTCTCCTCGACATCCTGCACGGCATCCCCGTGACGAGCGAGGCGATAAAAGACCTGCAGGCGGCAAAGCAGTTCGTTTCGGACTATTTGTATAACCAGGACGTGGTGACGGCGGACGTCATCATCAATTCCGAAATCCGCGACCACTTCAAGCTGAAGGCTTCATTTCTGAAATCGCTGAACATGGTGTTCAAGGACGCAAGCAAGGCGTACCAGGCAAGCAAGGCGGCAAAGAGGGCGAAAGCAGGTACCGCGATACCCGACTGGTACGAGCCGACCGACAAGGGACTGCGCTTCCTGCCTGGAGTGCTTGCAAACGATATGTCGGAGAATCAGCAGGTGTTCTATGCCGCAGAGCAGCACTTCAATTACCGCGGCGGCGTTTACTGCGAGATGTCCGAAATGGAAGCCCAGCGGCTCGTGCAGGAAAAGATGCTGGTGCGGGAAACGAAGATGTCGCAGATCGTTGACGCGGAGAAGCAATGGCGACTCCTGGTGCAGAGGGACATCCGCGAACTGAACGCAAATCCCTACATCATCAATGTCCGCAACGGCTTATACAACGTCCTGGAGGATACGCTGACGGAACACACGCCGGATTATTACTCTACGGTGCAGCTTGCCGTGACCTACGACAAAAAGGCGGACTGCCCGCTGTTTAAGAAGTTCCTCAAGGAGTCGATGGGCGGTGATATGGATCAGGTCGCTCTGATACAGGAGATGCTCGGCTATTTCCTTATCCCGGTCAATTCCGCGCAGAAATGCTTTGTCATCGTGGGCGTGGCGTCAGCCGGAAAGTCGGTGCTGCTCCGTGTGCTGAACGATGTGCTTTTAGGAAAGCAGAACGTGTCAAACGTGTCGTGGCAGGCGCTTAACGAGCGGTTCAAGACGGCGGAGCTTTTCGGCAAGCTGGCTAACATCTTCGCCGACCTGCCCACGAAGAACATTGACGATAACGGCATCTTCAAGGCTCTCGTGGGCGAGGACTATCTGACCGTGGAGAAAAAGAACAAGAATCCGTTCTCGTTTCAGTCAAGCGCAAGGCTCCTGTTCTCTTGCAACAGCATACCGAAGAATTACGGTGACCGTTCGGAGGGTTTCTACCGCAGGCTCATCATCATTCGGTTCAATCACACCGTGCCGCAGGACAAGCGCGATCCCGAACTGCTGGATAAGTTTCGCATGGAAGCGGACGGCATTTTCCTTTTCGCATTGGAAGGACTCCGCAGGCTCATGAATAATCACTATGTGTTCTCCGAGACGCAGGTCAACGCTGACGAACTGCAGCAGTACCGCGAGGAGTCGGATTCCGTTCTGTCGTTCGTGAAGGAATACTGCGAACTGGACGGTTCGTATTCCGCAGGCTCTACGGAACTGTTCAACGCATATAAGGGCTACTGCGAGGAATGCGGCCTGAAACCGTACTCGCAGAAGAACTTCGTGCAGCAGATCACGGCGGCGTTCCCCGATGTGACGAGGGGTATCGATAAACTTGGAAAAAGGCGCATCCTTACCGGGATCAGGCTCGGCGAGGTGCTGGGATGACGGGATTCCTGGCGGTGTTTCTCCAAAGGGCATCGCCGGGATTCGTTCTGACATTTGACACGTTTTACACGTAAATCCTATCTCCCCATATATACACCAATAATTTATATACCCTGATTTTTCAGTCAGAAATTTATATGAAAATGGGATTTGTCGTGTCAAATGTGTCAGAAGCGTTGTAAACAGGGAGGTTCGTTTGACAGATGAAAGAATCGGACATCGTAAAAGCGATCATGAAGTACCTTAAGACCGTGCCGGGGTGCTTCTGCTGGAAAGAGCATGGCGGTATGTACGGGACGGCGGGCATCCCCGATATCATTGCCTGCATAGACGGTCGGTTCTTCGGATTCGAGGTAAAGACAGAGGATGGCAAGCCCACGAAACTCCAGGAGGCTACTATCCGAAAAATCCTCGCGGCGGGCGGCACTGCGCTGGTGGTGCGTTCGGTGGACGAGGTGCGAACCGCGATAAACGGTTCCCTGCGCTGATACAAAGATACATCGCTCCGATGCAACGATGCCTATTTCCGAAAATGGGAGGTATCGAATATGAGCGACATCACAAATTACGAGAACCTTGCGAACGCCATAATCCTGCAGGCCGCGAAGGACTATCGGATGGCTCTAAAGTGTCTGAAGGCGAATCCGAAGAACAGGACGGCTCTGGCGGACAAGGACGAGATCGAGAGATTCTTCCGTTCGCAATGGTTCACGGTTTTAACGAGTGTTGACGGTGAGATGCTGATCCGCTCCCTGACAATGGAGGTGGACGCATGACCGCTAAAGAATATCTGAACCAGGCGCGGCACCTGGACGCACTCATCAACTGCCGCCTGCGTGAGATTGACTACTGGAGGAATTTATCGAGCAGCGTCTCAGGCATGAAATTCGACGGGATGCCGCACAGTCCCAATCGTCCGACAGAAGCGCCTTTCGTGAGGTGTCTTGAAAAGATAGACGAGATACAGAGGGACGTGGAGGACAAGGTGGCGTACCTGGTACGGCTCAAGGAAGAGATCAACATGGCAATCGATATGCTTGCAAGTCGGGATGAACAGCTTCTACTTCGCTATCGTTACCTTGATGATTTCACCTGGGAGGAGATCGCCAGGATGCTGAACGTGTCGCTCCGCACGGTGCATCGCATACACGGGTCGGCTTTGCAGAATTTTATCGTCCCGGATTGAAAGTTGGCACGGTTTGGCACGGAATGTCACTATTTACCTATGGTATGATTACAATAGCAAAGTAGAATAAGACGAGCCTCATGGGAGCGATCCCGTGGGGCTTTTCTTATGCCCGGAAAGCGAGGTGATTGGTATGCCGAGGAGACCACGGCGCGGGTGCGCCTACAGCGGCTGTCCAAGGCTGGCTGTCGAGGGCGGTCAATACTGCGAAGAGCATCAGAGACTTGCCGCGCAGCAGTACAACAAACACACGCGCAGTCCCGACACGAACAAGAAGTACGGAAGAGCCTGGAAGAGAATCCGCGACCGCTACGTTGCGGCGCATCCCTTGTGCGAGATGTGTCTTAAGGAAGGACGGCTGACTCCCGTGGAGGAGGTACACCACATCCTCCCCATCTCACAGGGCGGCGATCACAGGGAGAGCAACCTCATGTCGCTCTGCCAGTCGTGCCACACCAAGATTCATCTTGAAATGGGTGACAGACAGATTCGCGGCTGACCGGGAGGGGCGGTCAAAATCTCTGTGACTTAGCTTTGCGGACAGCGGCCTGGGGCTTCGTGCGCGAATTTTCGTATTCAAACGGGGTATTAACCCTGCGAATGCAGATCGGAGGTGAGAATGTGGCAAAAGACGGTACCAACAGGGGCGGTCCCAGACCGGGAACGGGTCCGAAAAGGAAACCGCTCGTAGACAAAATACAGGACGGCACGGCAAAGGGAACGCTGGTGATGCCGGACGATCTGCCGGAGCCTGCGGATATCCGGGGTGAGGATGTTCCTCCCGTCAGGGATTACCTCAAGGCAAAGCAGAAAAACGGCAGCGACCTGTGTGCCGAGGAGATTTTCAGAGAAACGTGGCTGTGGCTAAAGGCGCGGGGCTGTGAAATGTTAGTAAACAACCAGCTTATAGAGCAGTACGCGATGAGCGTGGCGCGGTGGATTCAATGCGAGGAAGCGATATCCGAATTCGGGTACCTCGCCAAGCATCCCACCACGGGGAACGCCATCGCATCGCCTTATGTGTCCATGAGCCGCGACTACAAGAAACAGGTCAATGCGGACTGGTTCCAAATCTATCAGATCGTGCGTGAGAACTGCTCCGTGGAATATGACGGCGCAAGCCCGCAGGACGATCTGATGGAGCGGCTGCTCCGCGCAAGGAACAGAAAATAAAAGAAATGGAGATATGGACATGAAAACTTACAAGACAGCGGAAAGCGTATGCGCAGGACATCCCGACAAGCTGTGCGACTTCATCGCCGACAGCATCTTGGACGCCTGCCTTTACAAAGACAAGTCCTCCCGCGTAGCCTGCGAGGTCATGGCGGCGGGACGGCGCATCATCGTTGCGGGCGAGATCACCTGCTCGAAGACCGTGGATATCCGATACACCGTCCGCAGGGCGCTGGAGAAGGTCGGCTACAATCCTTACGGCTTCCTCATTTATGTGTTCATCCGCAAGCAGAGCCGCGACATCGCGGGCGGCGTGGACATGAGCATTGAAGCAAGGAACGGCGATACCTCCTGTTACGCCAATCTCGGCGCGGGCGATCAGGGCACCGTGTACGGGTACGCTACCAACGAGACAAGGGAGTACATTCCCCTGCCGCTCCTTCTTTCACACAAAATATGTAAAAGACTGGACGCCGTCAGGAAGGACAACCTCATCCACGGCATCAAGCCGGACGGCAAGGCGCAGGTCACCGTGGAATATGTGAACGGCAGGCCAAAGCGCGTAAAGACCATCGTGGTTTCCGTCCAGCACGACAAGGACAAAGACTTGGATGTGTTAAAGAGCGAGATCATTGCCGAGGTGCTGCATCCCGTGTTTACGAAGTTCCCGTTTGACGATGACACCGAAATCCTCGTCAATCCTTCCGGCAGATTCGTTGAGGGCGGTCCCAAGGCTGACACGGGGCTGACAGGCAGGAAACTGATGGTAGATACCTACGGCGGACTCGGCGCTCATGGCGGCGGCGCGTTCTCCGGCAAGGACCCGACCAAGGTCGACCGCTCCGGCGCGTACATGGCAAGGTGCATCGCAAAGAACATCGTGTTCGCGGAACTGGCTGACGAGTGCCAGGTCGCTATCAGCTACGCCATCGGAAAAGCCGATCCCGTGGCTGTCCAGATCGATACGTTCGGCACGGGAAAGGTCAGCGATGAAGTGATCGCCAAGGCTGTGAACAAGGTTTTCAATATGCGTCCGGCGGCGATTATCAACGAGTTTTGCCTGCGGAACTGCTCCTTTGCGGAGTATTCCGCATACGGGCATTTCGGCAACGGTTATCCCACCTGGGAACATACCGACAAATACAGAGAATTGAGGGAGGCGGTGAAGCGCTATGAAGACAACGACTGAAATGCAGCTCGTTCCGATCACAAAGCTGGTGCCGTATGTCAATAATGCGCGTACCCACTCCCCGGAACAGATAAACAAGCTGCGCTCCTCGCTACGAGAGTTCGGCTTCATCAATCCCGTGATCATCGACCGTGACTTTGGCGTAATCGCCGGCCACGGTCGTATTCTTGCGGCGAAGGAGGAAGGCATCGCGGAGGTTCCGTGCGTCTTTGCCGACCATCTGACAGAAGCGCAGAAGAAAGCATATATCCTCGCCGACAACAGAATGGCGATGGACGCAGGATGGGACGAGGAGCTTCTGCGCGTGGAGATCGAAGCTCTGCAGGCGGAGGCGTTCGACCTGTCCCTCACGGGCTTTGACGAAAAGGAACTGTCCGACCTGTTCAAGAGAGACGGGGATGTGCAGGAGGACGATTTTGATGTGGATGCGGAACTGGAAAAGCCCACATTCTCCAAGAGCGGCGATGTATGGACGCTCGGAAGGCACAGGCTTGTATGCGGCGATTCCACGAAAGCGGAAACCTTCGACACGCTCATGCAGGGACGGAAGGCAAACCTTGTGGTGACCGATCCTCCGTATAACGTGAACTACGAAGGGACTGCCGGGAAGATCAAGAACGACAACCTTGCGGATGAGAAGTTTTATCAGTTCCTCTTCGATGCATTTTCCAATATCGAAAAGGTCATGGCGGACGATGCGTCCATTTATGTGTTCCATGCGGATACCGAGGGGCTGAACTTCAGAAAGGCGTTCGCAGATGCGGGATTCTATCTTTCCGGCTGCTGCATCTGGAAGAAGCCGAGCCTGGTGCTTGGGAGAAGCCCGTACCAATGGCAGCATGAGCCTTGTCTGTACGGATGGAAGAAAAGCGGCAAGCACCAATGGTACGCCGACCGCAAGCAGACCACGATATGGGAATTTGAAAAGACCAAGAAGAACACGGATCATCCGACCATGAAGCCCATACCGCTCCTGGCGTACCCGATACAGAATTCTTCTATGAGCAACACGCTCGTCCTCGATCCGTTCGGCGGCAGCGGCTCCACGCTGATCGCCTGTGAGCAGACTGACAGGGACTGCTACACCATAGAACTGGACGAGAAATACTGCGATGTCATCGTGAAGCGGTACATCGAGCAGGCCGGCTCTGCGGACGGCGTTTCCGTGGAGAGGGACGGCAAGACATACACCTTCGCAGATCTGGAGGTGTCCGATGAATAAACTGACGCTCGGCAGCCTGTTTGACGGCTCCGGCGGTTTTCCTTTGGGCGGCTTGATTTCCGGCATTGCTCCCGTGTGGGCATCGGAGATCGAGCCGTTTCCTATTCGGGTGACCACCAAACGGCTGCCTTTTATGAAACATTACGGCGATGTTTCCAGGATGGACGGCGGGAGCATCGAGCCTGTGGATATCATCACTTTCGGTTCGCCTTGCCAGGACATGAGCATCGCGGGCAAGCGCGAAGGGCTGGACGGCAACCGCTCCGGCCTTTTTTATGAAGCCGTCCGAATCATCAAGGAAATGAGGTGCGCCACCAATGGCAAATATCCAAGATACATCGTGTGGGAGAACGTCCCCGGAGCATTCTCCTCAAACAAAGGAGAGGACTTCCAATGCGTCCTCGAAAGCGTCTGCCGCATCGCAGACGAAACCGTATCTGTCCCTTCGCCTAAGAAGTGGCAGAGCGCGGGAAGCATCGTGGGAGACGGTTACTCCGTTGCCTGGAGAGTGCTTGACGCTCAGTATTGGGGAGTTCCCCAGAGAAGAAAGCGCATCTACCTTGTCGCAGATTTTGCAGGCGGGAGTGCCGGAAAAATACTATTTGAGTCAGAAGGCGTGTCTGGGTATTCTGCGGAGGGCTTCCGCGCGTGGCAAGGAGCTGCCGCTGATGCTGGCGAGGGCTTTGGAGAGACAGGCACTTTCTGCCTGAACGACCAGGGCGGGCAGCGGATGGACTTGACCGAGGATGTGACGAACACGCTCCGTGCGGAAAGCCATCATCCTCCGCTTGTATTTGAGAACCACTCGCAGGATTCCAGGTACACGGGACCGCTCGATGTGGCGCAGACCGTCCTTTCCACCTTCGGCACGGGCGGCAATAACCAGCCCTTCGTGGTGGAGACGCCGAAAACGCTGAAGATTCGTTCCGGCTGCGAGGGCGGCGGCAAGGGACCGCTCATCCAGGACGATAAGTCCGCAACGCTCGGATGCAACAACGATCAGACGCTTTTCGTGCCGTCCGTGTTCGGCATCTGCTCCAAGGACAGCAACGCCATGAAGTCCTCCAATCCCCACAGCGGGATATACAAAGCGGAGACTTCACGGACGCTGGATGCGAACGGCGGCAATCCGTCCTGCAACCAGGGCGGCATGGCTGTCGTGGCTCTTGAGGGCAACGGCGCAAGGCCGTCCCATAAGGGCAGCGGATACTCCGAGGACAACGTCAGCTTTACGCTGAACGCAACGGAGCAGCACGGCGTGGCTTACGGCATCGACAGAGCTACCTATAACATGGGGCAGAATGCGCAGTTCGGGATCGCGGTCGAGGAGGAAGTCGAGCCTACGATGGTGGCGAAGGGACCGGGCGCGGTGGCGCATCCCGTCTATACCACGAGCAAGAATTCCTATCATATGGAAGCCGAGGAGGACGTGGCGAACACGCTGGTCGCTACGGATTACAAGGATCCACCGACTATCTCGGAAGAACCGTACTACATTGTCCGCAGGCTCACGCCGACCGAGTGCGCAAGGCTGCAGGGCTTCCCGGACTGGTGGTGCGATGATCTCGGCACGGCAAAGCCGTCCGATGAGGAACTGTACTATTGGTACAAGGTGTTCGAGACATGGCGGCTGGCAACCGCTCCCGACAGCAAGCCCAAGACTTCAAAGCAGATAAAGAAGTGGCTTGCCAATCCGTATTCCGATTCTGCGGAGTATAAGATGTGGGGCAACGGCGTGGCTCTGCCGTGCGTGGTTTTCGTGCTTTCGGGCATTGTGTATTACTCACAGTTTCCGACCGAATAATCCGGCGGTAATTCTACAGAGAAAAATCCGATATTCGCTTGCTATTCCGGGCTTTTAGAGTGATGTATATACACGCCGAAAGACACAGAAAACAAGCGAAAACGGAGGTAAACGCAATGCAAGTAAAGTACAACGTAACAGGCGCAAAGCGCAAGGAACTGGTAAAGGTCATCGCCGACACCACGGGAGCGAAGGCAGAGTACAAATTCATGCCGACCTGCAACTACGAGATCGACTACTTCACGGTCACCAAGGACGGAACGCTCCTCTTCGATGACCGCGCCGACAGCGAGGAGGTAGAGCAGGTGCTTGAAGCCATCGCTGCCGCGGGTTTTGAATGTGAGCCGCAGGACGGCGCGGACTCGGAGGTCGAGGAAGAATCCGAAACCGAGGACAGCGCGGCACAGGCCGCCGCAGAGGGGCTTACGGTGGCGGTTCCGAGGGACAGCCTTTCGGACGCAGCCCTTGAGAACCTTCAGAGGATCGTGGATTCCAAGGCGGCGCTCATCAAGAAAGCCATCGGCACAGACAGCCTTCCGATTGAGGTGACGGACGAGAAGGTATCCTTCCCTTGGTTCACGGAGATGGACGGCGATTCCGCAAAGGCATATATGCACCTTGTTTCCGCACTCTGCGAGATGGCGAGGAACGCCAAGCGCGTGACCGCCACGGAAAAGGAAGTGGACAACGAGAAGTACGCATTCCGCTGCTTCCTCCTGCGGCTGGGCTTCATTGGCGCGGAGTACAAGGTCGAGCGGAAAATCCTGCTGAAGAACCTCACGGGTTCCTCGGCTTTCAAGAACGGAGGTGCCGACCATGAGATTTCCGAATAAAGAAACGGTAGAGCGTATCCGCAGGGAGTACCCTGCGGGCGCACGGGTGGAACTGGTGCGGATGGAGGATGTGCAGGCTCCGCCTGTCGGAACGAAAGGCACCGTCCTCGGCGTGGACGATACCGGCTCCCTCCTCATGCGGTGGGACACGGGCAGCGGACTGAACGTGGTCTACGGCGAGGATATCGTGAAGAAACTCGCCACGGTCACGACCGTCTGCTACGGCGAGAAAAAGGTATGGGATTCCCGCAAGGAAGCCGCCGACTTCTTCCTGCAGGCCATCGCGGGAACGGAAGGCGCGGAGTGCGAACGCTATACCACGATTTATACAAAGCTGGTATCGGGATTGGAGGTGTGCAGCGATGACGCAAACGATTAAGGAGCAGATTCTCGCCATCCGCGACACGGGGCTTACAAATATGTTCGATGTGAACATGGTGCAGAGACTTGCCTACGAGCGTGATTTCTACGAACTGGTCACCTATCTGGAGGAGCATCGGAAGGAATACGTCCGCTTCATCCTGACCGGCGAAGAGGAATAATATACACAGTTTCCACCTCGGATATTTGTGTAGATTATGGCTCGGAAAACCGCAGAAATGACTTGCTATTATGTGCCTTTAGAGTGATATATGTACATACCGAAAGGCAAAGAAAACAAGCGAAAACGGAGGACAAAGACCATGACGATCAACGATGCAATGAGAACCTACAGACTGCCGAATCCCACCACGCCGGAGAATTTGGAATGCAGATGGAGCAAGCTGCTGACCTTCGGAGACAAGGTGGTCATCGCGGGATACTTCTACAACGGGCAGAACAAGCCCTGCTACTTCGGAGCAACCTACGAGTTCCTTGACGATGACCATACCTGCGAAGGAACCATCGGGCTGCGCGCGGCAAGCGAGGTTGAGTTCGGGGATGACGGACACGCCATAGCCTGGGCGATGCAGCAGTAAACACAAAAAGCAAATAACCGAAGGGACGGGCCGGAAGGCTCTGTCTCTCGTACAGAAAGAGTAAAGGACGGCTTGCCATTGGCAGGTCATTTTTTATGCCATTTTGGAGGTGGTGAGAGTGCGAAAACTGAAGAAATACAAGCCCACCGAGTTCATGGCGAAGACATCTCACTACGATAAGGAAGCCGCCGACTACGCCGTCATGTTCATCGAGTCGCTCTGCCACACCAAAGGTACATGGGCGGGTAAGCCCTTTGAACTGATCGACTGGCAGGAGCAGATCATACGGGACATATTCGGAATTCTGAAACCGAACGGCTATCGGCAGTTCAACACGGCGTATATCGAGATACCGAAGAAACAAGGCAAGTCGGAGCTTGCCGCGGCGGTGGCGCTCCTGCTCCTCTGCGGTGACGGCGAGGAACGCGCCGAGGTGTACGGATGCGCCGCAGACCGCAACCAGGCAAAGATCGTATTTGATGTCGCTGTGGATATGGTGCGTTTCTGTCCGGCTCTCACAAAACGGGTGAAGATACTGGAATCGCAGAAGAAGCTCGTGTATAAGCCGACCAATTCATCCTATCAGGTGCTTTCGGCGGACGTGGCGAACAAGCACGGTTTCAACACGCACGGCGTTATTTTCGATGAGCTGCATACCCAGCCCAACAGAAAGCTTTTTGACGTCATGCTCCAGGGTTCCGGCGATGCGAGGATGCAGCCGCTTTATTTCCTGATCACCACGGCGGGCAACGATACGAATTCCATCTGCTACGAGGTGCATCAGAAAGCCCTGGACATACAGGCGGGACGGAAGGTCGATCCGACATTCTATTCCGTCATATACGGCGCGGCGGAGGACGAGGACTGGACGAACCCGGCGGTCTGGAAGAAAGCCAATCCCTCCCTTGGCATCACGGTCGGCATTGATAAGGTGAAAGCCGCCTGTGATTCCGCAAAGCAGAATCCCGGCGAGGAGAACGCTTTCCGTCAACTGCGTCTGAACCAATGGGTGAAGCAGTCGGTCAGATGGATGCCGATGGACAAGTGGGACGCCTGCGCGTTCCCCGTTTCCGAGGACGATCTGGAAGGCCGAATCTGCTATGGCGGGCTTGACCTTTCAAGCACCACGGACATCACGGCGTTCGTGCTGGTGTTCCCTCCGCAGGACGAGGGGGACAAATACAGTATCCTTCCATATTTTTGGGTGCCGGAGGAGACGCTCGACCTTCGTGTGAAGCGAGACCATGTTCCCTACGACCTTTGGGAGCGGCAGGGGCTTCTCATGACCACGGAGGGGAACGTGGTGCATTACGGCTACATCGAAAAGTTCATCGAACGGCTCGGTGAGCGTTTCAACATCCGTGAGATCGCCTTCGACCGATGGGGTGCGATACAGATGGTGCAGAACCTTGAGGGCATGGGCTTCACGGTCGTTCCGTTCGGACAGGGCTTCAAGGATATGTCCCCGCCGACCAAGGAACTGATGAAGCTGACCTTGGAGGAGAAAATCGCGCACAGCGGTCATCCCGTCCTGCGCTGGATGATGGACAACATCTATATCCGCACCGATCCCGCCGGAAACATCAAGGCAGACAAGGAAAAATCGACAGAGAAGATCGATGGCGCGATTGCGACCATCATGGGGCTTGACCGTGCCATCCGCTGCGGGAACGACACGGGCGAAAGCGTATACGACACCAGAGGACTTCTGGTGTTTTGAGGAAGGAGCGTGATGAGAAATGAGTATATTTTCGGGGCTGTTCAAATCGAGGGACAAGCCTGAGAACAGGACGCCGGGCAGCAGCTACGCATTCTACCTGGGCGGTTCTTCCTCCGGCAAGCTGGTGACCGAGCGGAGCGCGATGCAGATGACAGCGGTTTACGCCTGTGTGCGTATCCTGTCTGAAGCCATCGCGGGACTGCCGCTCCATATGTACCGCTACAAGGAGGACGGCGGTAAGGAGAAAGCCATCGACCATCCGTTATACCTTCTGCTCCATGACGAGCCTAATCCGGAGATGAGTTCATTCGTGTTCAGGGAAACGCTGATGACTCATCTTTTGTTATGGGGCAACGCCTATGCGCAGATCATCAGGAACGGCAAGGGGCAGGTCGTAGCTCTGTATCCGCTGATGCCGAACAAGATGACCGTCAACCGCGATGCGAACGGACAGCTTTATTACCAGTACCAGCGTTCATCCGATGAAGCGCACACCATGAAGGGCGATTCGGTGATCCTCCGTCCGTCCGATGTGCTGCATATTCCGGGGTTGGGTTTTGACGGGCTTGTGGGGTACTCGCCGATTGCGATGGCGAAGAACGCCATAGGGCTTGCGATAGCGACCGAGGAGTACGGCAGCAAATTCTTCGCAAACGGCGCGGCTCCGAGCGGCGTGTTGGAGCATCCCGGCACGATAAAGGACCCGTCCCGCGTAAGGGAAAGCTGGCAGCAGACCTTCGGCGGCTCGGCGAACAGCAACAAGATAGCGGTGCTGGAAGAGGGCATGAAATACACGCCTATTTCCATATCGCCGGAGCAGGCGCAGTTCCTCGAAACGCGCAAGTTCCAGATAAACGAAATAGCGAGGATTTTCCGGGTGCCTCCGCACATGGTGGGCGATCTGGAAAAGAGCAGCTTCTCCAACATCGAGCAACAGAGCCTTGAGTTCGTGAAGTACACGCTCGATCCCTGGGTGGTCAGATGGGAGCAGTCGATACAGAGGACGCTCCTTGCTCCCGATGAGAAAAAGACCTACTTCGTGAAATTCAATGTGGAAGGTCTGCTCCGTGGAGACTACGCCAGCCGCATGAACGGGTACGCCACGGCAAGGCAGAACGGATGGATGAGCGCAAACGACATCCGTGAACTGGAGAACCTCGACCGCATCCCGACAGAGGACGGCGGCGATCTCTACCTCGTAAACGGCAATATGCTCCCGCTGTCACAGGCGGGCGCTTTTGCAGATACAGAAAACAACGGAAAGGAGGACGAATCCGATGAAGAACAGGAAGTTCTGGAATTGGAAAAATCAGACGGACGAAGAACCGTCCGCAGAGCGGATCCTTGAACTGTACGGCACGATAGCCGAGGAAAGCTGGTTTGACGATGACATCACTCCGGCAATGTTCAAGGAGGAGCTTTTCGCGGGCAGCGGTCCCATCACCATCTGGATCAACTCGCCCGGCGGGGACTGCATCGCAGCCAGTCAGATTTACACCATGCTGATGGACTACAAGGGCGATGTGACCGTAAAAGTGGACGGCATCGCGGCGTCTGCGGCATCGGTGGTCGCTATGGCGGGTACGAAGGTGCTGATGGCTCCTACCGCTCTGATGATGATCCATAACCCGGCAACGATGGCGTTCGGCGATCATGCGGACATGGAAAAGGCAATCGATATGCTCTCCGAAGTCAAGGAAAGCATCATCAACGCTTACGAGATCAAGACGGGGCTTACGCATACGCAACTCTCGCACATGATGGACGATACCACCTGGATGAACGCCAAGAAAGCCATCGAACTTGGATTTGCGGACGGTATCTTAACGGATGAAAAGCGCGAATCCGCAGCGACAGCCGAGGGTTACGAATTCGCCGCGTCAGCGGTGGAACGCTCCCTCATCAATAAGATTTCCGGCAAGGCGAAGGTCAAGCCGGAGAAGAAACCCGAAGGACGCCCGGTCGATGAACTGAGGGCGTCTCTTTACAAAAAACTGCTTTAAGCAAGGAGGATTTTACCATGACTATTACAGAGATGAGAAACAAGAGAGCCAAGCTGTGGAACACGATGGAAGGATTCCTCGATACCCACAGAAACGACATGGGCGTCCTTTCCGCAGAGGATGACGCCACCTACTCCAAGATGGAGCATGACCTGGACAGTCTCACCAACGAGATCAAGCGCATGGAGCGCAGGGACGCCATCGAAGCGGAACTGAGCAAGCCCGTGAACCAGCCGATCACCGAGGCTCCCGAAAGGGCTGCGTCCATCAAACCTGACAAGGTCGGCAGAGCATCCGATGCCTACAAGGAGGATTTTGACCGCCATCTTCGCGGCAAAATACTCGTTCACAATGTGCTGTCCGAGGGTACGGACGCTGACGGCGGCTACCTCGTGCCGGAAGATTTCGAGCGCGACATCGTGACCGCTCTTGAGGAAGAGAACGTGATCCGTTCCCTTGCCAAGGTCATCACCACACAGCATGAACGCAAGATTCCCGTTGCCACGGGACACTCTACCGCACAGTGGACTGCGGAGAACGCCGCGTACACCGAAAGCAATCCGACCTTCGGTCAGAAGCAGATCGATGCTTTCAAGCTGACTGACCTTTGCCGTGTGAGCGTGGAGCTTCTGCAGGATTCCGCATTCGACATCGAGGACTACCTCATGAAGGAATTTGCCAGAGCCTTCGGCATTGCCGAGGAGGAGGCGTTCTGCGTGGGTACCGGCACCAACCAGCCTACGGGTATCTTTACCGCAAGCGGCGGCACGGTCGGCGTTACGGCAGCGGCGAACAACGCCATCACTGCGGACGAACTTATCAGCCTTGTGTATGCGCTGAAGTCCCCGTACCGCAGGAACGCAAAGTTCCTCATGAACGATGCGACCATCTCCGCCATCCGCAAGCTGAAGGATCAGAACGGCGCATACCTGTGGCAGCCTTCGCTCCAGGCGGGTCAGCCCGACAGACTGCTCGGCTACGACCTTTACACCTCGCCTTATGTTCCGACTATGGCGGCGGGTGCGCTTACCGTGGCGTTCGGCGATTTCAAGAACTACTGGATCGGTGATCGCGCAGGGCGTACCGTGCAGAGACTCAACGAACTTTACGCTACCAACGGTCAGATCGGCTATGTGGCTACAGAGCGTGTGGACGGCAAGGTCATCCTGCCGGAGGGCATCCAGCTTCTGAAGATGAAGACGGCTTAAGGGAAAGGAGGCGGCGGTGATGGATACTCTGCTTGAGAAAGTAAAAGCAAATCTGATTCTTACGCATTCGGCGGATGATGAACTGCTGGAAGGCTACATTACTGCCGCCGTTTCCTATGCGGAAAGCTATCAGCACATTGCGGAGGGTTACTACTCGGAGAACGCCATGCCTGCGACCACGGAACAGGCGGTCATCATGCTGGCAAGCCACTTCTATGAGTCGAGGGACGGCTCCACGGGCGGTTTCTTCGCTGACAACACGAATGCGGCGCAGCAAGTATGGAACACGGTCAACCTCCTTCTTCGGCTCGACCGGGATTGGAAGGTGTGACTATGAGCTTCGGAAAGATGAATACCTTTATCTCTATCGTGGAAAAGCAGTTCACGCAGGACGATGAGGGCTTTAAGACGGAAACGGATGTGACCGTTGCGGAGGTACGCGCTTACCGGGAAGGTCGGCACGGCAGCGAGAAATGGGCAAATATGGCCACCTACTCGACCGCCACCGACCTTTTCCGATTCCGCGTGATACCCAGCGTTACGGTCACCACGGAAATGAAGATACTCTGCGACGGGCATACCTTCGAAATCACTTCCGTTGAGGATGTGCGCGGAAAAGGTATGTACCTTGAGGTGCTGGGGACGGAGGTGAAAAAGAGTGGCTAAAGCGACATTCAAAATGCCGGAGGAGTTCCTTATGAAGGTTTCCAGGCTTGCGGACAAAACTGACACCATCATTCCAAAGGTTCTGGAGGCGGGTGCTGAAGTCGTGGAAAACAGGGTGCGTTCCAACCTATCATCCGTTATCGGGACAGGTACGAAGGAGCCGTCACGTTCCACGGGGCAGCTTTTGTCCGCTCTCGGAACATCACCTGCCCTGCAGGACAGAAACGGCGATTTCAATGTGAAGGTCGGCTTTGCCGAACCGAGGTCTGACGGCGATAGCAATGCCAAGATAGCGACCGTTCTCGAATACGGCAAAAGCGGACAGCCTGCAAAGCCGTTTTTGAAGCCTGCGAAATCGGCATCGAGGAAGGCTTGCATTGATGCGATGAAGGCAAAACTGGAATCGGAGGTGAACGGCATATGAGCCTGTTATCTGAAATCAAGGCTGCGGTCACGGACTGCGGTCTTTCCGTGGAGACAGGCGTGTTTTCCGATGAGCCGCCGGATGAATATGTCGTGGTGACTCCGCTGGCAGACACCTATGAACTTCATGCGGACAATGCTCCCGGATATGAGACGCAGGAGGCGCGGCTCTCCCTGTTCTCCAAGGGAAATTATATGCAGCGTAAGAAGCAGCTTTGCAATGCGCTCCTTGCCGCTGATTTTACGGTCACGGACAGGCGGTACATCGGACACGAGGACGATACCGGCTTCCACCACTACGCCATTGACGTGGCGAAACTTTATGAAACGGAGGATTGAACAATATGGCTACAATCGGTCTTGATAAACTTTACTACTCCAAGATCACGGAGGATACAAACGGCAACGAAACCTATGCGACTCCCGTGTCCCTTGCCAAAGCAATGACTGCGGAACTTTCCGTGGAACTTGCGGAGGCTACACTCTATGCGGATGACGGCGCGGCGGAGGTCGTGAAAGAGTTCCAGAGCGGGACGCTCTCCCTCGGTGTGGACAATATCGGTCTTGCTGTGGCGGCAGACCTTACCGGGGCTGTCGTTGATGAGAACGGCGTACTTGTTTCCGCATCGGAGGATGGCGGCGATCCCGTAGCTATCGGTTTCCGTGCGAAGAAAGCGAACGGCAAGTACCGCTATTTCTGGCTCTACCGCGTGATCTTCGGCATTCCCGCCACGAACCTTACCACCAAGGGCGAGAGCATCGAGTTCTCCACACCTACCATTGAGGGTACGGTTTACCGCAGGAACAAGGTGGACGCTCTCGGCAAGCATCCGTGGAAAGCGGAGGTGTCCGAGGACGATACTGGCGTGACCGCAGAGACGATCACCGGCTGGTACACGAGCGTTTATGAGCCTTCCTATGAAGGACAGGGTTAAGGAGGTAACGCATTATGGATGAAAGAAGCGCATTTGTAAAAATCGGCGATCAGGAGTACGAAATGCTCCTCACCACAAAAGCGACAAAGGAAATCGCAGGACGCTACGGCGGTCTGGAGAACATGGGCGATAAGCTGATGAAATCCGAGAACTTCGAGATGGCGCTCGATGAAATTGTGTGGCTCATTACGCTGCTCTGCAACCAGACCATTCTTGTGCACAACCTCAAGCATCCGGATGAGAAAAAGCCGGAACTGACTGCGGAGGAGGTTGAGCTTCTCACCTCGCCGATGGAACTGACGGACTACAAGGACGCCATCATGGAAGCTATGTACAGAGGTACAAAGCGCAACGTGGAAAGTGAGCCTGATCCAAAAAACGCGCAAGTCGGGTAAGTGACGAGGAGTTATTTACCCGGCTTTTATATTACGGCATCGGTCAGCTTCATCTTTCGCAGGATGAGTTCTGGCTGATGCCGTTCGGTCTGTTTATGGATTTGTGGGAATGCCATAAGCAGTACAACGGCATCTCGAAGCCGAAACAGAATCTCACGATTGACGATGTTATCCCATACGGAATCTGACGGGAAGGAGGTAAAGACGCATGGCTGACAATTTCGGTCTGAAGATCGGCGTGGAGGGCGAGAAGGAATTTAAGAAGGCTCTTGCCGATATCAACCAGTCGTTCAAGGTACTCGGCTCGGAAATGAAGCTGGTATCCTCTCAGTTTGATAAGAACGACAAATCCGTGCAGGCTCTTTCCGCGCGGAACAATGTGCTGAATAAGGAAATCGAAGCACAGAGACAGAAAATTGAGACGTTGCGTTCCGCTCTCCAGAATGCGTCAGATTCCTTTGGGGAGACAGACCGCAGGACGCAGAGCTGGCAGATTCAACTGAATAACGCAGAGGCCGCTCTCAACGATATGGAGCGGGAACTTAGCGACAATAACGCCGCTCTGGAAGAGGCTAATTCCAACTACGGAAGAGCCGAGGACGCACTTGAGGACATGAACCGCGAAATGGACGATGTGACCGACAGTGCGGACGATATGGGCGATGAAATCGATGACGCCGGGGACGCCGCCGAAAAGTCCGAGAGCAAATTCAAGGGGCTTGGGACCGTGCTGAAATCTGTCGGCGCGGCAATGGGCGCGGTCGTGGTGGCCGCCGGAGCAGCCGCGATAAAACTCGGCAAGGAAGTCATTTCTGCCTATGCGGATTATGAGCAGCTTGTCGGCGGTGTCGATACGCTGTTCAAGGATTCCTCGCAGAAGCTCCAGCAGTATGCGTCGAACGCATACAAAACGGCGGGTATGTCAGCAAACGACTACATGGAAACCGTCACGAGCTTTTCCGCAAGCCTGATCTCGTCCCTGGGCGGCGATACCGAAAAGGCTGTGGAATACGCTGACATGGCCATCACGGATATGTCGGACAACGCCAACAAGATGGGTACCGACATGGCGTCCATACAGAACGCCTACCAGGGCTTTGCCAAGCAGAACTACACCATGCTCGATAACCTCAAACTCGGCTACGGCGGCACCAAACAGGAAATGGAGCGTCTTCTTGCCGATGCGCAGGCTATCTCCGGGGTCGAATACAACATCGATTCGTATGCGGATGTGGTCGAAGCCATCCATGTGATCCAGACGAGCATGGACATCACGGGTACGACCGCGCGGGAAGCAGAACATACCATTTCCGGCTCCATCAATTCCATGCAGGCGGCAATCCAGAACCTTGTTGTGGGATTCGGCAACGCCGATGCGGACATGGAGCAGCTTTGCAATAATGTCGTGGACGCATTCAAGGATGTGGTGGCAAATGTAACTCCGATCATTGAAAACATCGTATCTGCGCTACCTACCGCAACGGGCGCGCTGCTTGAAGCGGTGGCGGAGCTTCTGCCCACGCTTCTTCAGACGGTCACGGAGCTTTTCTCTCAGGTGCTTACCACGCTGCTGAATCTGCTGCCGAGCCTTATTCCGGCGGCGGTCGAGGCGGTCATGACGATAGTGAACGCCATTATAGAGAACCTTCCGCTCCTCATCGAAGCCGCCGTGCAGCTTATCGCTACGCTCGTGCAGGGTATCGGCGAGGCTCTCCCTACGCTCATCCCTGCGGCGGTACAGGCAATCGTGACCATCGTGCAGGGCTTGATCGAGAACCTCCCGATGATACTGGACGCAGCCCTTCAGCTTATTATGGGGCTGGCGCAGGGGCTCCTTGACGCGATCCCCGTCCTCGTGGCGGCTCTGCCGGACATCGTCACGGCGATTGTAGAGTTCATCATAGCGGCCATCCCGCAGATCATCGATGCCGGGATTCAGCTTCTGACTTCGCTCATCACGGCTCTGCCGGAGATCATCTCGGCAATCGTGGCGGCGATACCGCAGATCATTGATGGAATTCTGACCGCCGTCCTCGGAAGCATACCGCAGCTGATTGACGCGGGCGTCCGTCTGCTTGTGGCTCTGATAGAGAACCTGCCGACCATCATCACCACGATTGTGAACGCCATTCCTCAGATTATCACAAGCATTGTCAACGCACTCATCGGGAACATCGACAAGATCATCATGGCGGGTGTTCAGCTGTTCGTGGCTCTCATACAGAACCTGCCGCAGATCATCGTGGCAATCGTGAAAGCCGTGCCACAGATCATATCCTCCATCGTGAAGGGCTTTGCAGGCGGCGTGTCGCAGATGGCGCAGGTCGGCTTGAACCTTATCAAGGGTATCTGGAACGGCATCAGCGATGCAGCGTCCTGGCTGTGGAGCAAGGTAAGCGGTTTCTGCTCCAACCTCATGAGCAAGATCAAGGGCTTCTTCGGAATATCCTCGCCTTCCAGGGAGATGGCGTGGGTCGGCGATATGCTTACCCAGGGTCTTGCCGGAGGTATCGATGATTCGGCAAAGGTGGCGATAAATGCCGCGCAGGATTTGAATAAGGGCATCATGGATGTGATGAACGGGCTGGCGGATGATATGAAGACCGCCGTACCGAGTAATTTCAACCTTGATGCTGATGCGACCGTCCGCTCTGCGGTAAACGGGGCAACCGGTACGAACGGCGGCAGTTCCTACGGCTCACTCGTTTCGGTCGGTCAGATGATCGTCCGCAGCGAGGACGATATCCGAAGGATTTCACAGGAACTGTACGATTTGATACAGACAGGCTCCCGTGCGCAGGGACGCTTTTCAACGGCATAAGGAGGTAGGTTGAATGGGATTTATATACAACGATACATCTTCTGCGGATATGGGTCTGAAAGCACGGCTCACCTCCTGGCAGGTGTGCGGAAATCTCCGCAACTATACTGCGTCCATTCCAGGTAAGAGCGGCATCGCGGACTTCGGCGCGGATTTCGACTATAGGGAGATCAATGTATCGTGCAGCATCCCGCCGAAGAGAACCTTTGCGGCTCTCGTGTCGGTGCTGGACGATATCGCACTGTGGCTCGATCCTGCGGGCGGACTGAAACAGCTTATATTTGACGATGTGCCGGACAGGTACTTCATGGCAAGGCTCTCCGAGAAGGTGAACTGCGAGAGGCTGCTCATCCGCTCGGCGGGCAGCTTCGATTTGAAATTTCTCTGTCCCGATCCGTTTGCCTACGCCGTGGAGGACGAGGAATTTTCCATCACGGCAGCGGGTACGCACACGGTCAAACGAGCGAAAGGAAACATTGAGTCCCATCCCGTTTATCGCATCAAGGGCGTTATCACCTCCGGCGTGAACAACTACATCACCATCACCACGAACGGCTCACAGCTTAAGGTCGTGAACGCCGCGCTTGCGGCAGCGGAAACGCTGGTGGTCGATACTGACATGATGACGTCATGGGTAGAGAATGCGGACGGCAACGTCCTGCGGAACGGTCTGCCCTACCTTTCGGAACTGAATTTTCCCTCGCTTGAGGTCGGCGATAACACGATAACTGTGGAAGAGAATAACGCAGAATTTACAAGCCTTGAGATACAGGCAAGAAGCAGATGGAGGTGACGGTTCATGTCCTTAAAAACAATACTGGACAAGCAGACGGATTTCACGGGAGAGTTTCCCGCGGAATATGCCGGGGGCGGTCTGTGGCGGTTCAATGAGGATGCGCCGGACTCCGATACCTTCCTTGCCGATTCCTCCGGCAACGGCAGGAAGGCATATATCAATAACTGGAGCGGAACGACCGCCTCACTGACAAACGGCATATTCGGCTCTTATTTCCGCATGAATATCAATAATCCCTCCTCAGAGCAGACCTATCTCAAGGTTACGAATGACGGCACGATGTTCTCCGACATCGGAGAGCGTATCATCGTAGGCGGCTGGATGCGTCCGACCACCTATTCCGTGGGCAACACATACACGCCGCTTTTATCTACCCGCGGAGGCACGGGCAATCCGATATTCTATCTGTCGCTTATCCGGGGAAAGCCGAGACTTATGCTCTATAATTCCTCCGGCTCCCTGATACTGGACACTTCGGTCACGCCGTCCTTTTCTTTGGAGAACGCCAAGTGGTACTTCATCGCGGCGGTGATCGAGCCAAACACCCAAAAAGCCTGGTATGTGGTCGGCGATAAAGAAAGCGGTACGGCATGGAAATCCTCCGCGCTGACCATATCGGGAGAACTGAACCGCTCCTGCACGACTGACCTTATCTGGGGAATGCTGAACAGTTCCTACTGGTACGCTGGCGGCTTTGACGACTGGTTTCTGGATTGTGATTCGACACTTACCGCAGACGATCTCATGGACTATTTCCGCTCCGCTGTCATGGCGAACGCCGGTGATACCACGGGAGCGGTTGACGGCATCGCCGAGCCGAAGGCAGTCACGCTCCGGGCTTCGGGCGGCGTCTATCCGACCAAGGGCGTCCTTACAACGGCGGCTGCGGAATGCAGTCTTTCCGGCACGGGGCGTGTGTCCGTGACAAGCGAGTACATTTCAGGCACAACCGCCGTTTCCAAGGTGGAGACTTCTACGAGCGATGATCTCATCACCTGGAGCGATTGGGTGGCCGTTCCCGCTGACGGAAAGCTGGCGTCTCCCAACAAGGAATACATCCGTTTCCGGGTGACGCTTACTACAAGCGATACGAGCAAGACTCCGAAACTGATAGACATCCGGCTATACGACATACCGAAATCGCCGTATGAGAAGATCGGCTATTCCCGTCCCGTGGTGCTTGATTCCAACGGCGCGTGGGAGGCTGTGCTTGAGAACGCCTACGACATCATCGTCACGGGCGAGATCAACGGCGAGGACACGCTTTCCTTCAAGATTCCGTACCGCGACAGCAAGCGCGTCCATATCGACAGCGAGAAAAAGATACAGATCGTGGACGATATCTACAAGGTGCGCACTGTCACGGATAGCAAGGATACCGAGGGCAATTCCGTCACGGAGGTGTACGCCGAGGCGGAGTTCTACGACCTTACCTTCTCCGTCCGAAAAGAGGAACGCACCTTTGAAGCGGAGTACGCGGAAACGGCGATGGCTTATGCTCTTGCCGGAACGGAGTGGTCTGTCGGCACGGTCAATGTTCGCACCAAGAGGACATGGACAAGCAGCGAAAAGAACGCTCTCTCCATCCTCCGAAACGTGGCAGACCTGCACGGCGGCGATCTTGTTTTCGACTGCCCGAACAGGCTGGTGCATCTGCTGACCGTCAACGGCAAGGACAGCGGTGCGCTCTTTGCCTACAGAAAGAACATGAAGTCCATCCAGAGGGTGGTCGATACCCGCAGCCTTGTGACCAGGCTCTATGCCGTGGGCGCGGACGGGCTGACCTTCGCCGACATCAACGGCGGCAAGCCCTATGTGGAGGACTTTACCTATACAAACGAGATACGCATCTCCACGCTGGACTGCTCGTCTTTTACGAATCCGTACCAGATGAAGGAGTACACGGAGATGCGGCTGGCGCAGTACGCCAAGCCCACCATTTCCTATGTGTTGAACGCTATGGACTTGTCCGTCCTTACGGGCTACGAGCATGAGGCGTGGGAACTTGGGGACTATGTGCGCGTGGAGGACAAGGAGCTGGGCATCTCGGTCACGACTCGCATCGTGCGCCGGGAATACAACCTGCAGGAGCCGTGGAACACGGTGCTGGAGCTTTCCACCACGCTGAAGAACCTCGGCAGTTCCGCAAGCCAATGGGACAACGCCGCCGACACGCTGGAAGGCACGAGCATGGTATCCAATGACGATATCCGTGAAATGGTGCCGTTCAACCTTCTGCGAAACTCCCGCGCTGACGACGGGCTTGCCTATTGGACGAGTTCCGGCTTTGTGGCTGACGGCGAAAACGGCGCGTCCGGCACGGCTTCCTTCATGGCGGAGGGCGTATCGGGCAGGACGAAAAGCCTGTCGCAGACAGTGTACCCCGCCAACCGCGACAGCTATACAATCTCGGCGCAGATCGGCTCGGAGGATTTGGAGAAGCTCTCGGATTCCTCGCAGGTCGGTATCGAGGTCATCATCGAATACGAGGACGGCTCGACAGAGAGCCGGTTCATCGACTTGTACTGACGGAGGAGGGCTATGGTATTTTTCTCAAAAACACAGGCGAAGGTCGCGCCGGAGAATTACGGTGCAAGAGTCAAGTCCATCACCGTCCGAATCTGCATCACAAACTGCACGGGAAAACTGTATGTGACGGACATACTCCTCCAGGCGGGAGCTGTCGCTACGGGATGGGTAGGACATCCCTGCGAGATAAAGTGGACGCTTGATGGGTAACGTCAGATTCATTCGTCTTGCGGAGGTCGTGAACAAGAAGCAGGACAAGCGGGTCGTGAGCGTCACGGTGGTTCCTACCATCACCGACTGCTCCGGCAGGATATGGTTCACCGACCTGCAACTGCAGGAAGGCTCCGCGCTGACGGGATACGCTCCGCACACGGAAGTTTGTCTGAAGGAATCGGAGAACGCTCCCGTGTGGTTCAACGGCATCGTCCGCTCGAAAGAGACGGTAATTCTCTTGAACCTCGGCGGCACATCGGCGGGGCTTGACATCCACCTCCATCCGAAACAGTACATGGAAGTCGGCTCGGTCACGCTTGCCCAGGGCGTGGGCGGTCAGAAAGCGACCTTCCCGAACGCCATGTACGCCGGGGACGATGTGGCTCTTCTGGCATCTACCCGGCAATGCACGAGGAACGGCGTGAAGGAAACGAAGGACGGATTTTATCAGTACAGCGCGGCGTGGGATTCCAAGCACATCGTGTCGTTGCCGCAGGGGAAATCCGCGCAGCTTTTATATTCGATGCAGGAAATGGACGATGGAGGTGGTCTGCTCTGATGGACACATTAAAGGGAAAGAAAATCATGGTGTGGACTTTCATGGGCAACACCAGGATGTATAACGCTCTGCGCGACTACGGTGACCGCATCAGCCAGATCGGTCTTTTCTCCTTCAAGGTCAGGGCTACCGGGGAGATTTACGAGAGCGGCGTGTCGATCAGCAGTATGCTCACCTACATCAACCGCTATCCGCACATCAACTGGCTCCTCACCGTGGCGAATGACGGAACGAACAGCATCTTCCGCGCCTTGCGGGACAATACGAACGGCGCGCAGGATATGTTTCTCTCGGAGATCGTCCGCATTATGCAGAAATATCCGTGGTGTGACGGCATCGACATCGATCTTGAAAAAGGCGATGGGTATTCCACGCACGAGGAATCCACAGCGATGTTCCGTAATATCTACAACACGGTCAAAGCCTACGATCCCTCCAAGATGATGAACATCTGCCTGCCGGGTATGACGAGCGTCAACGGCTCGGTCGGCGGCGAGAACTGGTGCGTGTACGCAGACCTTAACCGTTACTGCGATACCGCGTCCATCATGAGCTACGGCATGGCGTGGGCAGGCTCCGCGCCGGGACCGGTTTCCCCGCGTTCCTGGCTTGAGGGCATCTACGACTATGCGTCCGAGGTCATGGATACCGAGAAGGTGTTCCTCGGAATGCCCGCCTACGGCTGGAACTGGCAAATATATGACCTGCCATCCAACATTGGCAAGACTTATCGCGGCACCTCGCAGACCTACTACGCCGCGCAGAACTGGCTGAAAGGCGTGTATAACTTCACGGATGACGAGCCGCCGCAGCCGTTCATCCCGTTCGTGGGATATTGGGACGATAACAACAAAGTGCCGTGGGCGCTCCCTCATGTGTACGACTACATGGAAGGACGGGACGCGGACAGCTATTCCTATCCGCAGATGAGCGGGACATATAACGGCAGGCATTATCTGACCGCATACGGCAAGCAGCAGAAAACCGAGTTTGAAAATATCATCATCGACCATGACGGCGGCAACTACACCGGCGCATCCGGCATTGTGTCCATTGAGAACGGCATTGCTACGCTCGGAGATGAAGGCTCGGTCACATACAGTTTTAACATAAGCACGGCGGGGACTTATGATGTAGCGGTGCGGCTCTGTTATCCCTTCTGGGACAAGAACGGCATCTATGTGTCGCTGGACGGAGCGACCACGTACTATTCGGAAAACCGCCTGTGGTGGCCGTACTGGAGAAGCACCTTCTGGACTTCGCTTGCAAGCGGCGTCAGTCTTTCGGCAGGAACGCATACGCTGAAGATTTCTGTCGATGTGAAGGGCGTTCAGTTTTACGGTTTCCGCGTCTGTTCGTCTTTTTCAGAAGCGCCGTCAGCGGGAGAAGCGACCTATTCCTTCTCACCGAGACAGTTCAAGGATGTGGAAGGCAACATGGTCGGTCCCGACCGTGGTTTCCGTCTCACGCTTGAAATGCTCCGCAGAAAGCCCGACTCGGCTCTCGTGTGGTACGAGGACTTCCGGGACTACGGCGTACTGGAGACGAACTACTGGAAAATCCTGTCCGGCTCCTTCGAGGTGTGGCGGTCGGAGGAATACTCCACGGAGCGCGTATACTCCCAGCTTGACGGCAAGGGTCAGCTTGCGTGGCAGTATGACGGCTTCTCGGACATCCACCTCCGTGCAAGGCTGGCGTTCCCGGCAAACGGCAGCGGACGGGCGGGCGTGTTCTGCGGTAACCTGTTCTGCTGTCTCAATTACGACAGTCAGGCGGTGGAACTATACAACGGCTCCACGCTCCTCGGCAGCTACAACCAAGAGATACTGCGGACGCCGAACGCCGACCTTCGTGACGATCCGAATATGTACACGGTAGAAATGCGTATCCGTGGGAACAGGGTGCGCGTCTATTCCGGCTCTTCCTATACGCTGCGGTTCACGGCAACGGTCAGCGGCTTCTCCGGCGGCTACGCGGGGTACCGCTCCGACAACCGGACGGTCTGCGAACTGATGCGCCTGGGGGACGCCTGGACATACGAGCCGTATGAGCGGTTCGATGTGGTCATGCCGGACGGGACGCAGAAATCCTACGGGCGTATCAGCAGGAGCAACTGCACATGGGACAGCGAGTTCCAGGTGTTCACGCTGACGGCTGACGTGGAGGAATCATCCACGAGGAGCGAGGACATTTCGATGGACTACGACTTCTTCCATTCGGACGATATGCTCTCGCTTTCCTGCGGCAACGACTACCAGGCATCGGTCATACCCGTGGACATCAACATCTGGATATCGCGGCTGTTCCTCGGCGATGCGGACGGATTCTCCATCCTCTATTACCAGGACGTGGACTCCCTCGTCTATTGGGCGAACGAGGCGGCTTATCGGTGGAAGCTCCGGGGGATGTGTATGTGGTCCCTTGGTCAGGAGGATTTGCGGCTGTGGGAGTGGCTGCCGAAACAGGTATGACAATATAACACAATACGACACACTATCTTTCGGAAAACGGCGATTGCTTACGGGCAGTCGCTTTTTTCATACCAAAAACGCAAAGGAGGACAAATCTTATGAAAGAGTTCTGGAACACGATTCAGGTGATCTTCGCGGCAATCGGAGGATGGCTCGGCTACTTCCTCGGCGGCTGTGACGGTCTGCTCATCGCTCTCGTGGCTTTCGTGGCGATCGACTACATCACGGGCATCATGTGCGCCGTTGCAGACAAGAAGCTCTCAAGCGAGGTGGGCTTCAAGGGCATCTGCCGCAAGGTGCTTATTTTCCTGCTCGTGGGGATCGCCAACATCCTCGATGTGCAGGTCATCGGCACGGGCAGCGTCCTGCGCACGGCGGTCATTTTCTTTTACATCTCCAATGAGGGCGTGAGCCTTACGGAGAACGCCGCGCACCTGGGTCTGCCCATCCCCGAAAAGCTGAAGGCGGTGCTGGAGCAGCTCCACGACCGCGAAACCGATGGAAAGGACGGTGACGAGTAATGGCTTACACGAACAGCCCTATGGTGGCTTATACAAGACTCAGCCCGAATCATTCCGGGCAGCGGACGCATTCCATTGACCGCATCACTCCCCACTGTGTCGTGGGTCAGTGTACGGCGGAGGGACTTGGCGAGTGGTTTGAAAAAACCTCCACGAAAGCGTCCAGCAATTACGGTATTGATAAGGACGGCCGCATCGGGATGTATGTTGAGGAGAAGAACCGCTCCTGGTGTTCTTCCTCAAGCGCGAATGACCAAAGAGCGATCACCATCGAGTGCGCGTCCGACACCACGGAGCCGTATGCGTTCCGCGACATCGTTTATCAGACGCTTATCAAGCTGTGCGTGGACATCTGCCAGCGTAATGGCAAGAACAAGCTGCTGTGGTTCGGCGATAAGGACAAGACGCTTAACTATGAGCCGAAATCCGGCGAGATGATCCTGACCGTCCATCGGTGGTTCGCAAACAAAAGCTGTCCCGGCAACTGGATGTTTGCCAGGATGGGCGATCTTGCCGAGAAGGTCACGGCGGCTCTCGGTAGTGGTACCGATGGTTCCGATGGTCCCACAACTACACAGGGAACACAGGCTTCTGCCTTTTCCGGGCTTTCCGAGGCTGATGTTGTAAAGAGTGTGGGGACATTGTTTACCGCCGATCAGAAGAAAACGGGCATCCTCGCATCGGTTTCGATGGCGCAGTTCATCCTCGAATCCGGCTACGGCAAATCCGAACTGGCGCAGAACGCAAATAACTTGTTCGGCATGAAATGCTCCCTCTCCGGCAACACCTGGAGCGGTTCGACCTGGGACGGAAAGAGCAAGTACACCAAGCAGACGAAGGAGCAGCATACGGACGGCAGCTACGAGACGATCACGGCGGACTTCCGAAGGTATCCGTGCGTGGAGGATTCCATCGCAGACCATTCCGCTTATCTGCTCGGCGCGAAGAACGGCAGCAAGCTACGCTATGAGGGACTGAAGGGCTGCACGGACTACAAGAAAGCCGTGCAGATCATCAAGGACGGCGGCTATGCCACGAGCCTTACCTATGTGGAGAACCTCTGCTCCATCATCGAGCGGTGGAACCTCACGCAGTACGATGTGAAGGAATCCGAAACGCCAATCGCGTGGTACCGCGTCCGTAAGACATGGGCGGATTCCAAGTCGCAGAAAGGCGCGTTCAAGATTCTGGAAAACGCCAAGAAGTGCGCGGACGCCAATCCGGGATATAGTGTTTTCGATGTGGACGGTGTAAACATCTACACACCGAAAACAACTGCTCCGGCGGCATCGGCTGATGTTCCCTTCCTTGCGAAGGTCAGCATCTCCGACCTTAACATCCGCAAAGGACCGGGGACGGATTACGACAGGACACAGTTCATTCCCGTCGGCATCTACACCATCGTGGAGGTGAAGTCCGGCAAAGGCTCGACCGCAGGCTGGGGACGGCTGAAAAGCGGCGTGGGATGGATTTCGCTCGACTTTTGTACCCGCGTTAATGGGTAACGCTTGACACGTCTGACACGTAAATCCTATCTCTTTTTATATTACACACATATTCCTTATTACCGTTTTTCGGTTCACGGATTTATGTTGTAATGGCATTTCTCGTGTCAGATGTGTCAAAAGCCTTATGGCGTGGGGATTTGATTTGACAGGACGGCCTGTGGGTATCTCTTCGGAGAGCCTGTAGGCCGCTTTTTTTGTGCCGAAACGATGGGGGTTGAATTTTTCGGTAGTGAGTGAGGGAGATACAACAAGACCTATCCCTCGGAAGGAGCCGAAGGATTATGACCGACAATCAGAAAGCACAAATCATAAACCTGCGCGCCGCCGGGAACGGCTACGGCAGCATTGCCCGGACGCTTGGCATATCTCTGAACACGGTGAAGTCATTCTGCCGCAGGAACGAAATAAACGCGGATACGGCTGTGGAGACTTCCGTGACGCTCACGGGCGAAACGACCGCCTGCGAGAACTGCGGACGCGAGATTCAGCAGATTGTCAAGCGGAAGAAAAAACGCTTCTGCTGCGACAAGTGCCGTAATGAGTGGTGGAACAGCCATCTCGACCAGGTAAAGCGTAAGGCGGTCTATGATTTTAGATGTCCGCACTGCGGTAAGGAATTCCATATCTACGGCGATAAGCGCAGGAAGTATTGCAGTCATGAATGCTACATTGCCGACAGGTTCAAGGGCGGTGACTGCAATGAGTAAGGAGGAATTAAGAAACGAAAAGCTCTATCAGACCACCATGCACCTTGCCAGGAAGATGCTCATTGAGGGTATTATTTCGGAGGTAGAGTATCGTCAGATTGATACAATCTTTCTTGAGAAATACAAGCCTGTTTTCGGCACATTATTTTCTGATATATCGTTGACTTCTGAGGCGTAAAGAGTGATGTATAGTGTCGGAAAGGAGTGATTTCATGGCAAAAATTACAAGGGTCGATCAGACAGTGCCGACCATAAAAACAAAGAAGAAGGTCGCTGCCTATGCCCGCATTTCAATGGAATCGGAACGCATGAACCATTCCCTCTCCGCACAGATCAGCTACTACAGTTCCCTGATACAGAAGAATCCTGACTGGCAGTACGCAGGCGTGTTCGCGGACGATGGAATAAGCGGTACGGGGATAGCCAAGCGTGATGAGTTCAAGCGCATGATCGAAGCCGCCGACAACGGCGAGATCGACATCATCCTCACAAAGTCGATCCAACGGTTCGCAAGGAACACGGTGGACTTGCTGGAAACGGTGCGGCACTTGAAAGACATCGGCGTGGAGGTGCGGTTCGAGAAGGAACACATCAATTCCATGAGCGGTGACGGCGAGTTGATGCTGACCATCCTCGCGTCCTTCGCACAGGAAGAAAGCCGCAGCCTTTCGGAGAACTGTAAATGGGGTATCAGAAAGCGGTTCGAGAAAGGAATACCGAACGGACACTTCCGGGTGTACGGCTACCGCTGGGAGGGCGATGAACTGGTTATCGTGCCGGAGGAAGCGGCGGTCGTGAGAAGGATTTTCCAGAACTTCCTGGACGGCAAGTCGAGACTGGAAACGGAGCGGGAGTTCGCCGCCGAGGGCATCACCACGAGGGACGGATGCCGCTGGGTGGATTCCAACATCAAGGTGGTTCTCACGAACGTGACCTACACGGGCAACCTTCTCCTGCAGAAGGAGTTCATATCCGATCCCATTTCAAAACAGCGGAAAAAGAACAGGGGGCAGCTTCCGCAGTATTATGTGGAGGATACGCATCCCGCGATCATCGACAAAGCGACCTTCGACTATGTACAGGAAGAAATCGCGCGGCGCAAGGAACTGGGGCCGAGGGCGAACAAGAGCCTGAACCTCACCTGCTTTTCGGGAATGCTGAAGTGTCCGCATTGCGGTATAAGCTACGCGCACAACAAGCGGACGGACAGAGGGTTCATGGAGTATTGGGCTTGCGGTTCGAGGAAGAAAAAAGGCGGCAGGTGTCCGGTCGGCGGCAGCATCAACCACGAGAATCTGAAAAAGGCGTGTGCCGAGGTTCTCGGACTGGATGAATTCGATGATGATGTATTTCTTGACAAGGTGGACTTCATCAACGTGCCGGAGCGGTATGTGCTTGAGTTCCATCTGAAGGACGGCACGGTCGTTACGAAGGACTGCCCGAACACGGGACACCAGGATTGCTGGACGGCTGAGTACAGAGCGAAAACCTCCGAGAAACGCAAGAAGAAACCGAACTGCAAAGGCTCTTCCGTCATGACGGGGAAAATCAAGTGCGCCGTCTGCGGATGCAATTTCCGCAGGGCTTCACAGCCGTCAGCCACCTCGGAAAGCGGTAAGGCGTTCTACTGGCGGTGCGCGGAGCGGAACGGCTGCGGTACGGTCGGCTTGCGGGAGGATGTGCTGAAGCCCTTTATAGCGGAGACGCTCGGCATTCCCAAATTTGACGATGCCGAGTTTGAAAAGCGGATAGACCATATCGATGTGCTTTCCGCATCGGAGATGGTTTTCCATTTCAAGGACGGCGGTACGGTCGGACGCACATGGGTGCAGCCGAAACGGGTAGGCAGGCCGTGGACGGATGAGCAGAGAACCAAATTCAAGGAATCCATCAAGGGAGCGTATACGCCTGAAAGGCGGCGGCAGATGAGCGAACACATGAAGCAATTACGGAAGGAGCGTGGGAAAGCATGGCGCAAAGAAAAGTAACGGCGATACCGGCTACCATCAGCCGATATACATCCGCGCCGATCAACAGCACGAAGAAACGCCGCGTTGCCGGATATGCCCGCGTTTCGACCGACCACGAAGACCAGAGCACGAGCTACGAGGCGCAGGTCGATTACTACACCAACTACATCAAGAGCCGGGACGATTGGGAGTTCGTTGCCATATACACGGACGAAGGAATCTCCGCAACGACCACCAAAAAGCGCGAGGGCTTTAAGACGATGATCGCCGATGCCCTTGCCGGGAAAATCGATCTCATCATCACCAAGAGCGTGAGCCGTTTCGCAAGGAACACGGTGGACAGCCTTACCACGGTGCGAAAACTTAAAGACGAGGGCATCGAGATTTATTTTGAGAAGGAAAACATATGGACGCTGGATTCCAAGGGCGAGTTGCTCATCACTATCATGTCGAGTCTTGCCCAGGAAGAGAGCCGTTCCATTTCTGAGAATGTTACCTGGGGACAGCGCAAGCGCATGGCGGACGGCAAGGTCAGCTTTGCTTACAGTCGCTTCCTTGGTCTGGATAAGGATAATGAGACAGGCAAAATTGTAGTTAATCCCGAACAAGCAGAAATCGTGCGTCTGATTTTCCGCCTGTTCCTTGAGGGTATGACGCCACACTCCATAGCCGCGGAACTGACGCGCCGTGGTATTAAGACTCCTACAGGCAAGGATGTGTGGAATCAACAGACGGTGCGCCGGATGCTCTCAAATGAGAAGTATAAAGGAGATGCACTTTTGCAGAAGGAGTTCACGGTAGATTTTCTTGAGAAAAAGATGAAAAAGAATGAAGGAGAAGTTCCTCAGTACTATGTGGAGGGAAACCACGAGGCAATCATCAGTCCTGCGGTGTTCGACATGGTGCAGGCAGAGATTGCAAAACGCACCAAGGGCGGCACTCGGTACAGTGGAGTGAGTATCTTCTCCAACAAAATTAGATGTGCCGACTGCGGCGGCTGGTACGGAGCGAAAACCTGGCATTCCACAGACCGCTACCGCAAAGTCATCTACCGCTGCAACCGCAAATACAATGGTGAGAAGTGTCAGACTCTTCATGTCACTGAGGATGAGGTTAAAACTGCATTCGTTTCAGCATACAATAAACTTGTGACGGAGAAGAAGGAAATCATCGCCAACGCGGAAATCATTCGTAGGACGCTTTGTGGAACCGATACCCTACGAGAAGAAAAAAGCAGGTTGGAGGACGAGATGTCTGTGCTTGTAGAAATGACACAGAACATCGTGGCAGAGAACGCTCGTATTGCGCAGGATCAGGACGAATACCAGAAACGATATAATGGGCTTGTTCAGCGGTATGATGCGGTGAAAGCACGGTACGATGATGTGGTGGCCACCATCTCCGCCAAGGAAGCACAGAGCGAACGGCTGGAAAACTTCATCAAGGTGCTGAAAGCACAAGACGGCACCATCCGGGAATTTGACTGTAGCCTTTGGGGCGGCATGATTGAGTTCCTTACGGTCGGGAGGAACAAGGAAATAACGGTTACCTTTCGGGACGGAACGGAGATACAGGCATAA